CCCCGGCGGAGAGTCGCGGCGAGCGCCCGATGGAGCCGGCGGTAGCGCGGATCGACGGAGAGCCGGCGCGACGGGAAGGGCGAAGGCGAGGACAGGGCCACACCCTCGCCGACCGGGCGGTGCCCCTACCCTCCCCAATCAGGTCGGGCTCGAACCCCGCCCCCGCCAGCTCGGCAAGCTGTTGATCCAGCAAACGCAGCGGTATGTCGGCGTTGTCGTCGTCGTAGTCGGCAAAGTCTTGGTCCTGCACGATGCGGCTCATCCACGCCCTGACCTCGTTCAGCGTCGGTGCCCCGGTCGATGCCGCCTGCACCGCCATCAGCATCTCGCGCTGCTCGTCGAGGATGTCGATCTCGTTCTGCTTGTAGCGCACCGCCGTCAGGGCATGCGAATCGAGGACGGCGTTGATGAGCGTCTCGAAAAGGAGCTGGCGCGGGTCGATCTGTGCCCGCTTGTAGCGCTCCTCCTGGGTCTCGCCCGTGCCCGAGCCCAGGCTCGCCGTCTCGATGATCCCGAGGGCATGGGGCAGCATCCCGTAGACGCGAAGCTGAAGGTCGAGGTTGCCCTTCGCATACGCTTGGAACTCGTCGCCGTTGAAGTCAACGGACACCTTCTCCCAAACGAGCGTGCAGATATCGCGCGGGACGTAGTACTGGAGCGTTTTGTAGTCCTCGCCCGTGATCTGATACTTGATATGCTCCGTGATGGCGTCGAGGAAGCGGTTGATGATCGCCATGTTCCCGGCGTCGTTGAGTACCGCCGAGTCGGCCTGGACCTCGATCCGCCAGTCGGGCATGCCGCGCTTGGTGAAGTAGGCGTAGTTCCGTGCCGCGACGAACTGATTACCGCGCACCGCCATGAGGGCGGGGATGATCGGCGGGACACCGTAGTGAAGCTCACCCGGGTGGTAGTGGCGGAACACATAGAGCTGGCTCTTGAGTTCGCCAACTACCTTCTGCTTCTGCGATAGACCAGCCTCTTCCTTCGTGATGCGCGAATCGGGGTCGTTCCGTTCGGATCCCCAGTCGCGGAAGAATGCTACCTGCCGGTCAAAGTCGTCGAGCTGCACCCAGCCCTTGCCGTAGGCGCGCTTGCGAACTAGGCGCCCCGGCACGTGATAGAGCCCGACGATCTTGCCCTCCTCGTCCTCTGGCACCTCGATCGCCCCGTGGCCCACGCTGTCGTAGTCCATCATCGAGATCCGCCCGAGCTCGTCGAGCGATATGCGGCGGCCCGTGATGTCGCCCGCGATATTCTCAAGGAGGATCGTCGCCGCGCGCTCATGGGCCACGGCTGTCTCGTCGCGCTCGCCCTCAGTCCACGGGGAGTCGATGTGCCCGGCCTGGGGGGCGACGGATACGACTGGAGAAACACCCTGGGGGGCGCCAGCCGCTGGCGAGCCGAGATCCCCTAAACCGGCTTCGTCGGCGACCGGCGGTTCCCCCTGGGGCGCTACCGCCGAGGTAGGAAACGCGGCGGCAACGTCGGTTCCAATGGGTTGCTCCCGATCGACTAGCTTGTACCCGTTGCCGAAGGTATCGGTCGAGAGCCGGGAGACGATGGCGTAGAAGTCGGGAGCGTCGAGGAGGAGCGAGGTCAGGGCGTCGAGGTTGAACGGGGGCTCGATGATTTGGAGCGGGCCGAGCTGGTAGCCCGTGGGGTCAAGGTCGGCGGCCTGGCGCCCTCGGCGCGCGTCGTCGGCCGCCTTCTGCTGCTGGTAGTAGTCGGCCAGGAGCCCGCGGGAGTAGATCCGCGGCATCCCCGAGAGCTGGGTCGTGGGCGGGTCGCCGGGGCGGGCCGAGATATGGCGCTGCGCCACGACGGCCAGGCCCGCGAGTTTCGAGGAGGGGGCGGCCTCGGCGGGGGGCATCGAGTCAACGCCCCCGCGCACCGAGGAGACCGGGGCAGGGAGCCCCGGGCCAACCATCGTGATCCCGTCCTGGGCGTCGCTCATCGCGCGGGCATCCTACACCGCGCGCGGGTCGTCGGGCGATACCATATCGCCGCCGCGCGTCCTGGCGAGCGCCTTGTCGCCCGAGGCCGAGCGCATCGACGAGGACGACTCCCGGGCGCCGCTCTGGAGCGGGGCCAAGCCCTGGGGTACTGCCGCTGAGGTAGCCGCAGCCGCCATCTGGCGCCGAGGAGTAGTTGCCAGGGGCGGGCCCTGGGTCGTGAGGAGCCGGGGCTCCATGTCGTCCTCCTCGCCCGAGGGGACTGGCGGCTGGAGCGCCGCGGGGACTGGGGCCGGACTCGTGATCGCGGCCGCAGCCGTTCGTAGCCCGTTCGCCAGCTGCTTGAGGAGCTTTACCGTGGGCTCGGTCGGGCCCACATGATCGGCCGTGAGCCAGATCATGGCGCCGGCCCCCATCACGACATCGGGAATGATGACCGGCTGGGCGAGGCCGAGCGTCGCATACGCGGCCGAGGCGCGCGGTGCCGCCGCCGGGCCCCACTGGTCGAGCTGGTCGGCGATGGCCTCGTAGGCCTGCTCGCGGACGCCGGGCTGGGCCAGCGCGCGGGCGAGCCAGATCACGGCACCCGAGGGTGGCGTGCCCGCGATGTTCACCACCAGTGGCTCGGCGAGGCCCATTGCGTCCATCACCTGCAACCAGAACTTGTGCTCCGCGAGTAACGTGCCGTCGTCCTTCTCAGCCATTGTTTTCCTCCTCGTTCGGCCATTCGCCGTTGATAGTCCAGTACTCGAAAGCGTCGGCCGAGGCATTGCCGGCAGCCTTGATCGCATCGTCCTCGCTACCACCGGCGGCGATCACGGCGAGCGCTGCCTTCAATGACGCGCTCATGCAATGCGGCAGCGCGTGCTCGAAGATTGCGACTGCGGCCTTTCTTTCTCGATCATCCATTGCGCACCGCCTCCGCCAGCACGATCTCCGTCTCCAGCCACGCGCGCATCCGCCCCTGCCGGTAGACCGGATCGATCTTCATCGCATCGGCAAGGCAGGCCTCGCAGACGACGTGCCCGAAGAGCTTGCCCACGCTCGCCGGTTCGAGCGCCTTGGCACAGCGCGCGCAGCATTTGCGCACCATCGCTGCCCGCTCCTCACTCACACTCGCGCCTCCGGCTCGATCCAATCGAGGCCGATCGCCTCAAAGAAGTCGCGCTCCTCCACCTGATCACGGAGTAGCATCCATGCTCTATGCTCCATCGCAGAAACATTCGGATCGATCATCAAGTCGCCGTCCTTAACGGACATATGATCCGGCAGGAGTCCCCCCTTCGACCGCTGCGTCACCAGCCTCTGCGAGAACTCGGCCGGCCCCGTTCGGATTGCCATGATGACGCCCCAAGCCGCCGGACGGAATACGGAGAAGAGATCGAGTGCAACCTCGCCAGGGTCTTGGTCGATGATCCACATCAGGCGCTTGTACCGCGACCCCAATGCCTGGCGTCGGTTCTTGTCCAACCGCACGTCGAGAAGTCGCCCGCCATTATGCGTCGATGAATCGCAAAGGCCATCGGTCGCTAGCTCATCCACCATGTTTCTCGTATCCGTCGCCTGCCCAAAGAGATCGAGCACCGTCTCCTCGATCTTGGGCACACACACGATCTCGATGTCCGAGACCTCGGGCTTCCGCCTGCGAATGGAGCCCGCAATCTCGGCGCGCTCCACCACGGGGGCGAGCCAGGCGAGGATGTCCTTGGCGATCCGCTCGGCCTCGGCGAGGGGGATCTTCGGGTGGTCGCTCATCGCATTCGCTCGGAAACCTTCGGCGGCGACAGGATCATGGCACCACCTTCTCCGAGACGATCGTCCCTTCGACCTCGATGTCCAGCTCCAGCCAATCGGTCACGATCTTTGCCGAGATGAAGTCGTCAGATGGAATGTCGATCGTCACATGCTGAACGTTCTCAAGAACCGCGATCGTGTCGCGGGTGGCGGCATCGATTACCGTGACCTCGCACTCGCTGCCGACATAGACGCCTGCCGGGCTGTTAGGACGCCCAATATCGACCACCGGCGGCGTTTTGATCCGAAGGATGGCCTTCTTCATGGCACCCCCTTGCCCCCATGGAGCACCACCTTCCCATAGGCATCTTGACGCCAGTTGCCTTGCCCGCCTTTCCATTCGGTATCGGGGCTTCCTTTCAGTACGGAACTGCTTGTCGCCCCTTGGGTCGATTCGTCGCGTATCAATTCTACGCGCAGTCCAAATCCCGCGACGCGCCGCATGTTGTTACCGTTAGAGTCCAGAATCATGGCACCACCTTTCCCGCCTTGCGGCACCGCGCGGCGCGCTCGTAGAAGGGCTTGACTTGTTCGCGATTATCGCCGGTGACGCTAATGATTCCTCCGTACTTGATCCAGGTGTCGAGCAAGCGCGTCTCGTCGATCCCCGGATCGATGCTCAGGACGTTGCGCGGATCGCTGCGCCACCGATTGACGACGCTTTCCCAAGGACCCCAATACCACGACCATTGCGAGTTCTCGAAGAACGTCGGCGTGGGGGCACCCGTGCCGCCGTTGAACAGCACGATGCCGTTACGCGTCTGGACCTGCATCCTGGCAAGCTTCACATACGAGCCGACGTTGGTTTCCCAAGTCGCCATCTCGGCCGGAGTCAGGCAGCCGCCGAGTGTCACCCCCGAGGCCGGATCGAACATCCATTCCGCGGGCACGAGCCACAGCTGATCCAGGAACAGGTTGCGCGTGAGAGAGCCCGAGAGCTCCATCTGCTTGCGGATCAGCGTATCGGCGCGAGCGGAACTGATGACGGTCCAGTCGAACAGCCGCGGCTTGCCGAAAGCAATGAACCGGGCCTCACGTCCGAGGGTGTCGGTGAGAACGGCATGCCAGCGCCGCACGGCCACCGAGTCGATCCAGTCAAACCAGGGATTGCCTCCACCGATCCATTCTTCGAGCGGCAGCGTGAGGCAATTGAAGTAGCGGTAGCTGTGCTTCCCATCCTTGAGGAGCCGGTTATAGGCGTCCTCGTAGGCCCCCGTATGGCCGTAGACGAAGAGGTCGTATGGTTCGAGGACTTCGAGCGGGCCGGCCTCACCCACGGCTTCGAGGTCGCGCACCTCGAAGTGCTGCATGAGGAGGCGTTCGCGTGGTGGACGCGATAGGCTCCACCATGCTCCGCCCGCAAGCGAGGCCCCGACCGATGCCCATATCACGATCTTCTGGAGTGTGGTCATTGTTCTCCTACAGAAAGTGAGAGTTGCACGGAGAACCCTTGCCGCCCTCGCAGATGGGACAGCTTAGATCCTCGTCGTCACCGCCGGCCGCAGGAATCGCGGGACGAGCCCGTCGCCGGTATGGGTAAGCAGCAGCGTCTCCTCGCGGCACATCCCAAATGGCATTGGCATCTTTCAAGAAGCGAGCGTAGTCTTCCGTTGTCATTGCGCCCTCACGGCCAGAGCCAGCGTACCGCCGCGGGTACGGATACGCGAGTCGGCCAACCAGAGGGCGATCAGCCTATCGCCCGTGTGGGTGAGCGGCGTATAGCGGCGCATCTCGGCGATCAGCTCCTGCACTTCGGCGCGCCCCCGCGGCAGCCGCCACTGATGGGCCTCGAACTCGGGTGCCAGCGCCCGAATCCCCCACAGAGCGTGCTGCTTGTTCTCGCCCGTGTACTGTGCCGCCACCCGTACCGTCGATACCTCGTCCCGCGTGGCACCCATGGATTGTAGCACCCCGGCCGAGCGAAGCAATTCCGTCATGTGGAGCTGGGCCGCGTTCGACTCGACCACCCATTCCTTCGGCCGGAGAAGCCGATGGACCTCCACCACCTGGCGCAGAAGCTCAGCCCCCACCCAATGGCCCGAGCGGAGGTGAAGCAGGTGCTTCGTCTTGGCCCCCGCCTTGATGCCAACCACCGCGATAGCCGTGAGGCTGGAGGTCGATTCCCGGCTCGCCCCAAGGTCAACCCCCGCGGCCGTCCACAGGAATGGATCCTGAGCCTGCTCCCGGTATCCACCGACCCACCAGTCGTCGGGGTCGTCGTGGGCCGTCTGGCACCAGCTGACGCCGTCCATGGGAAAGTAGTGAGTCGCCTCGCCCAGGGGGATGTTGAGCATCTGGCGCGCGTACTCGACCTCTCCCAGGATCGCGCGGCGCTCGTCGAGCCGGTGCTGGGGCCACCGCTCGGGCCAGCTACACGAGGGCGTGCCGGCCTGATAGGTCGCCACATGGAACTGCCCGGGGCGCTCCTTCGCGAGCCAGTGGGGCAGGTCGTCCTCGTACCAGGCCGTGCCGGGGATCCAGATGCGCCCGCCCTCGACCATGCGCCCGACGAGGATTTCGAGGAACCAGTCGATGACGGCGCGCCGAGCGGCAGGAGATTCGCTCTCGGGATTGATGACGTCGTCAAGGATGGCAAGGTCGAGCCGCGTTCCGAGGAGCGACCCCTGGACGCCGAGCGCCTGGACCGACGGGTCCTTCTGTGTGAGCCGAGCATGGGGCGAGCGCCCGATGGTGATCGCCTTCTGGTGCCACATGCCGGACGGGTCGGGGCGGACGTTGGGGTAGAGGTCGCGATAGAGCTCGTTGTAGAGGATATTGTTTTTGACCTGGTTGAGCCACTTCTGCGACTGCGTGGCTGTCTCGGAGATGAGGGCGACCCGGAGATCGTTGTTCTGACCCAGCTCATGGAGCGCCCCCAGAACCGTCAGGCTCGTCGATTTTCCGTGCTCCACCGGGGCGAATAGGATCAGGTTCTGGTGCTGGCTCGTCAGGTCGTGCCACTCCTCGTGAAACGTTTGCGCCGTCAGGCCCAGGCAATACTCCCCCAGGAGCGCTCCATTCAGCCTCGACGCTACCTTCCACCACTCCTCGTATTCCCCGCAGTCCTTCGACAAGCGCCCGGCGCGCCTCCGCGTTGCCGCGGAAGAAAGATTCCAATTGGGAAAGAGTCCCTGACTCGCCATTCACCTGTCCCTGGAACACGGTGCCGCCCGCCCCGGTGCCGATGTTGACGGAGGGCGGAAGCGGCACCATCACGTGATCGTACTCCCGAAGTACCTCCAGGGCGCGATCGAAGTACTGGAGCCGCAGTGGGCTGTCGCTCGGCTGGCTCGCAAACATAGCCCAGGCCTGCGTCCACAGCCGCTCGTACTTCTGAGCCTGCGAGGCCTTGAAAGAAGAGATGCTGAACCGCTCGGCCTGGTGCGCGTACCACCACTCGACGTCGTTGTAGATCGTGTTGACGGAGACTTCGAGCTCGGTGGCGATCTGGGAGGCCGGGACACCGGCGGCGCGGCGGGAGACGACCTGCTCGCGGCGGGCCCAGCGTTCCTTGTCAGTTAACTTGAGTGTTTCTGCGGCTTTAGACATTACGGCTGCAGATTGTAGCCGAACTTGGTTTGGTGGTTGCCGGTGACACCTTGGAGGTTACCGGTGGCCGTGACCTGCCAGGCGTGTTGGACGGCGGGGCAGCCTGGCGATTCGCCGATGGTATGTCGGACACCTGGTCGAGCGGTTTCAAGGTCGCGCGTCTTTCAGCGCGAAGAGGTTTCTCTTGCTGCTTTTCAAGCCAGCCCGACACGTCGTTATCTCGGTCGGCCAACATGACCCATGGACCATGAAAGGAGAGGCAGAACCGTTGCACCAACTCGGCCTTGCTCATCGTCTTGATCTTGCCGTCTTCGGGGAAGCTGCACGGCGGGCTCGCCTCCATTGTGGTCACCATGTCTCCCTCCACGGCGACGACGTAGCACCAGAACGAGTACATCTCGTGGAAGCGGTCGCCGACACGCGGGTCCAGGAGCGCGACTTCCGTATTCGCCTTGGCCTGCTCGTAGTTGAATGCTGCGCTCACTTCTCTCCATTCGCCATCGTCAGCAGTGCCGCGACGATCTGTTCCTGAGCATTCCACCACCCAGCGTCATCGTACTCATCATGCGGTATCTTCACGCTCTGAGCCACGTTGATGCACTTCTCGACAGCCCGCAAGAACTCGGCGCGCATCATCTCGGCCACTGCCGAAGCCAGGATGCCGCAGTCAATGCACATCTCGGCCGGCTGACCGCAGTGGACACAGACCCCTTTCTCTGTCATGGCTTCTCTCTGGCCAAAGCCCGGATGCGGGCGGCTGCTCCCCTTATCCCATCGATACGACCCGTATGAAATGCAATCTTGGTGTCACTCATTGAGAACTTAAGGGCAGGCAAATATTCCTCTTCCATCTTCTCCAGCTCTTTAGTGCACTCCTCGAAGATGCGGGCGCGCTCATCGAAAACCTCGGTTGTGAACATCGCCGTGCAGCTCGGACAGGTCACTTCGACCTCTCGCATGGGCTCGCTCATTCCTTCACCGCCTCATATATCAGGTTGAACTCGTCATTGGCGATCGGGTAGGGATTGCCTCGTGCATCAAACGCAAGCCATCCGTCCTGACAGGTCAGGATTCCTTCGGTGGTCTCAACCTGGAATGGTCCATCGACTCGGGTCGCTCGGGTCAAAACCTTCTTACGATAGGTTGTGAACGTCAGAGAGGGCAGGAACGCAGGTGTTACACCAAGTTCAAAGCAACGCATCATTCCTTCTCCACCTTCGCCGCGATGGCGAGGAGTTGTTCGTCTGTTTCGAACCACACCCAGCCCTCTGGCCAATTCTCGCGCTTAAAGTGATCCATCACCGCCCTGAGTGCGGGCAGGAGCGAGGCGCGGGAGTTCCAGAGAGCACGCGCGTTGCTGTCATCTCCATCCTTCCAAGTGTCAGGGACGGGGCCGACTGCTTTGCATTCGTTGCAGCAGAACCCGGAAGCCAATGGAAGGATGTTAGTGTCCTGGCAGAATGGGCATGGCAGACACGGCAAGAGAGTCTGATCGCTCACGGCTTCTCCTGGTGCTTGCGGGAGTCGAGAGCGTTGGTGAGAAGTCTTACAAGTTCATTGCCCTCATCCGTAGTGAGAAGGCATTCGGGCAAGCTCCCCCAATTGACAACCACCGAAAGTGGTATCCCAAGACTGCCGCACTTGTCGCAGACACCGACATTCGCGGATACGGTGACGGTTTGACCTCTCCGATTTTCAATGGACCCAACAAACTTCGTCTTCACTTCTTCTCCTCCCCTTCCCGGATCGGCTTGGCACGAACAGCAACCTCAGCTAGTGCATTTATGGCAATGGCACGTTCTGGAGAGGTCAGCTTGTAGTTCGTCAAGAGTTCAGCTAACAGCTCTACTGCTCTCGTGCTCGCCGCGCATCGCTCATCGAGGGGGATCATGGCTCTCCTGATCGTTGCCAACGTCCACGACGTAGAGCTTCGGCTCATGTTGTACGAGCATTGACGCTAAGTGTCGGCGCTGTTCCGAGGTCAGAATGACGGTCCAGACTTCTTCCCTGGAATTGACGCGGTAATTCAACGTCAGGGATAGGTCTCCGTCCTTGTTCACCGTAGCCGTCAATACAGAAGCGAAGCCGTCAGGCTGCCCGAAGCCGCCGCTATAGCGCGCCTTTACCACTGGATCGTTTGTTCGTGGGTCCAAGCCTCTAGTGGACCGCTCATCGAGGGGGATCATCCTTTCTCCCTAGTGATAACATCCCAACATGTTCCAGAGCAGACCCATTCCCCATTCGTCAACTCAACTCCATCTGGATGTGCCGGACAACAGTAGTCATCATCTACTGGTACGGTCCTCTCGCAGGTTTTAACCGAAGCGCCACAGACGCAGCAATTGACTACCAGAGCATCCGGTTGAACACAATCGAGGGGGATCATGGCTTCATCACCGCTAGAACTAGTCCCCTCGCAAGCATCAGCGCCTCGGCGCATCTCTCCTGCTCCTCCCTCGCAGCCTTGTCACGCATTGCCAGCGCCCACCGGGCAACGACAAGTGACACGTTGGGAGTGTCGATCGCCTCTTCCGCTACTTCGAGAAGATTGCAATAGTCCTGCGCTACCTTCTGCTCCAGCTCCTCACGGGTCATCCCTTCACGATCCTTTCGAGCGCGGCGTCGTCCAAGCGAAGCTTGATGCCGGTAGCAGCTAGCGTGTTCCCCGAGTGTCCAGTAGCTTCCACCATGCACGCGGTCCTCACCTTCCTCGCCGCCTCCATCACCGCCTCGTCTCGGATCGCCAGCGCCTCTCGGGCCACGGCGAGCCAAGACCAGGTGCCATCGCGCGGGGCAGTGCTTATGATTTCCCACAGCCTCTCCGCCACCTGTTGGAGTTCTTCGTCTCGGGTCATGGCCTATCCCCCAAACATGGGACGCGCTTTTCAGGCCAGCATCCCAATTCGTGACTGGCGCTACGGCACCCGCATCCTGGTATTGGTGTCGCCAAGTCTCGCAATTCATCAGCGAGGCGCGGTTTCATTTTGGAGCATGACGTGGCATAGGCGAGCAGGGCTGGCCGCGCATCTGGATCGTGATCGAGGTCGAGCACAAAGTACCGACAGTCCTCATGCTTCCCGCCCGGAGCGCTAGAGCCATCGGTTCTTGAGATATTGAACTTGTCATAAATGCCCCGTTCGTCGCTCATCAGATCAACCCCCCCCGCTTTGCCTCTCTCCGCCAACGGGTGATGGCTCGCTCGACCACCGATGAAAGACCTTTGAGGTAACTTTCGTTTCGAAAGACCTTGCCGCTGCCGGAAGAGACGGTCAGCATTCCTTGCTCGTGAAAAAAGGCAGCGACTTCGCACAACAGCGTTCCCGCCAAGCAATCATCATCCTGACCTAGAGGAACGAGATCACCATCACTATCGGAAACGAACTTCGCTCCGTGCCGCTCCGCGACACACATCGCTGGTCATCTATGGATCTTCCCGTCTTTATCCTTGTATCCCCAACGATAACGGTTGAAGTCGTCCGCTTCGAGCATGGCGAGTGCGTCGGCTTTCGTGAGTGTCATGGCTTCTCCGTTCCGTTGTGCAGGATGCTGCGCCATACCTCGACCTTACGGCGGTGGTTGTAGGCCTGCGTCGATTTCACGATGCGTCCCGTGGCGACGATCCATCCGGCCAGTGCGGCATGGCGCGTTACGGCGCCCATGGCCCGGCGCTCAGGCGGACGTGGCCAACCGAGCGCATCGAGGCGGTACCAGACTTGATCGACGGTGAACTCCGCGTAGTGACGCGCGCACCAGAGGACGGCCGCGATCGCGGCGGCGAGCCAGTCCCCCGGCGCGTGCCGCTCGACGCGCTCGATAGCTTCGCGCTTCGCCTCCTCCGAGCGCTGGATCTGCGAGAAGAGATCGTCCTGGTGCATTGGAGCTTCGCTCTCCCCTAGTTGTCGCTCAGCCCATGCTCGGCCATTGCGCATTCGCGACACCACACGCGGCGAAGCGATCTATGCTTTTCGGTCGCACGGAGAAGTCCCCAGCGCTTATCGCTAAGGACGTTTCCGCATTGATAGCAACGCATATCGGCTCTAAGACCGGCAACATTAGCATGAAGATGATCGGGTTGGCCATCCCTGGAGCATTGGATAGAGCATTCGATGCAGAGCGTGAGTCTTTCTTCCGTTTTTTCCAAGCCGGAAGGAACGAGAGCCGCATCCTCGTCGTCAGGAATAGTGCGGCCGCAAACAGCGCATTTGAGATCCTCAAGCGGTATCAGCGAATGCGCTGGGCGTTTACCGTTACTCATAGCTCGTCGAGCACACCGGGCAGGCGCGCCATCATCGCCAGCACGTGCTCGCGCTGGCAGTCGGCAATGAACATCGCGGTATCGGCCTTGCGAAAGATGGCGATCATGTAGGCACAGTTCTCCGGCAGCACAACGCGAACGTGCGCGTTCACGGCCTTCATCACCTTCTCGGCCTCGTCCCTGTCGATCGATGGTTTCATGGATTTGGTTTGCTTCGTTCGATTACGACGGGAATACCGCCATGCTCGCACGTCCAGCCGGCCGCAGTGATCGGAGCCCTGCAGAGCGCGCAGCGCATCACATCATCTTCCATAGTCAGTCCGATGTCTTTCTGCTCGACAAACGGCGGATTCGATTTGCTTTCCATGACTGGCTCCTCCGCGGCCGCTTCAATCGCCATCTCGTCCTGCGTTTTCCAGAGCCGGATAGCCAGCTCTTCGGCTAGGACGCACCATTCTCTGCGCGAGAGCGTAATGCCCCTTGGCCACTCGCCGCTGTTCGTATCGATGCTCACGTGGACGGACGGCACCCCGTCCGGCTCGCACTCGCTCACCTCCAGCCAGCGATCGAGCCCCTTTGTCGATTCGGGGTTGATCTGAATGCGCGGCTCGTGTTCCTTCGTCTCTTCGGTTTCCATCGTCACACCTCCAACACTCCGGCCTTTTCCAGCTGCTTGCGGCAGTACTTCACCTGGAGATCGAGGAGCACGCCAAGAGCGGGCCCCGCCTGGCGCCAGTCCTCGGCCCGGAGGAGCTTGCGCGCGGCCCATACCTTGCCCGCCGAGTTGATGTAGCGCAGCTCGACGGTCAGGGAGTCGCGCAACTCCGCCGGGATCTCGGGCGCGGCTTCTGGTTTGCGTTCTATTTCTTGCTCATCGCTCATGGTGTCCTCGATTCAATCTCCGCCAGATCATTCGCAAGGGATCTCACCAGAACATTCGCCCCTCGGCGGATCCTTTCCGACCAGTCCATCCAGAATCTTGCGCGCTCGGCATTGCCCTTGCCCAAGGACTCCTCGGCATAGCCGACGCAATCGCTCGCCAGCCCGGCCGCCTCGGCGGCGAGCGCCCACGATTCCTGGATGCAAGAGCGTCGCAAGTCCTCGAACATCAATCCGCCTCCTTCGTGCGATAGACCGCGATCTTGCTTCCGCCTACGGTACGGGACTCGACAGCGAGAAGCGCGCGCTTGGCCGCATCCGTGAGCCACCCCCTGGCCTGCTCGTGCTTGATTCCCAGCTTCTCAGCTACGGCCGATGCGGTCGTCTGACCAGCACCGATTTCGGCAACTGCCGCTACAACGCGTTGGATTCCCTCCTCTCGTCGGATCTTGCGGTCCATGTTGATTGCCTTGAGATCGCGCGAGAAAACGAACTTCGCCGAGGCGCCATCGCCGGGCTCGGGATTGATCCCGACCACGAGATCCCGCCAGGCGTTGCCTTCGAGGATGCGCGACTTACGGATCACGAATCGCAGCTCGTGCTCGCCGAGCCGAGCCGAGGCGAACATAACATCGGCCGCGCCGCGAAGCACCGAACTCCCGCGAACGTTATCGGGATCGGTCGCATCGAATGGCACGCTGGTCGAGGCGGGGGGCTTCCGCGTGTGCGCGATCAAGAGCACCGTCGCCCCCGACTCCCGAATCTCCCGCGACCAGTCGACAACGAGTGAAGCATCGCGCTCGGTGTTGATCGAGATCCCGCGTACCGACTCCGCCAGCGTATCGACGATGACGAGCGCGATCTGTTCCGAGGCAACATAGCCCGCAAGTTTGCGGCGAGCCGCATGGTCGGAAAGAAGCAACGGGCCCGAGCGATCCGACGGTCGAACGTCGAGCCCCGGCCATCCGTCCATGCCCCTGAATGCCGCGAGATGCAGGAGCCGCTTTTTGAGCCTCCAGGTCGAGTCCTCGGCCGCGAGGTAGAGAACGAGCTCGGGGCCACCCGACCAGCCTGGGGGATCCCCTTGAGCCGTGAGCCCCGGTGGAAGAAAGCTGGCGCCGCTTGAAAGCGCGAGTCCGAGATCGAGAGCAAGGAACGATTTCCAGGCTCCACTTTCGCCGTAGAGAATCGCAAGCGCGGGCTCACGCGGGAGGAGATCGCGGACAAGCCATCCCGGGTCCGAGATCCCGCTCCATCCCCCGTTGCCGCCGTGAAGAATCGCCCCGGGGGTGAGACTCGCCGGAACCGGATCGAGTACCCGATCGACGTAGGCCAGGAAGTCCTCGGGGCTCATGGCGCCTCGCCGCCTGAGCGAGGCCGCGGTACGGAGCTGCCGAAAGGCGGCGAGTTCGAGATCCTCTGGTTTCATGGCTAGCCCAAACGCCATAGAGGCCCCAGGAGCGACGTTTCCGAACGAGCCCAGCCAATGGCTTTCGGGCAGCGATTGATTGGCCTTGGCGGCCCCAGGATTGCCTTGAGTAAGCCCCCACGACTCATATCCACAGGCTTCATTCCTCGTCATCCCCGAAGCCCGGTGGTGAAGTCTTCCACTGGCCGGCGTTGAGGAACGTGGCCGGGTACTCGATCGCCGCCTCGGGCCGAGCGCCGCCATTCGCCTTGAGCCAGCCCTTCGAGCCCCAGAACGCCGCCCACTCGCACACCCCGACGAAGATCCGCTGCGAGATCCGACCGATGAGCTCAGGGGTGGTTTTCTCCCCCTCGTCTTTCGCCGCCTTCCGAACCGTCGCCGCGAAAGCCCGCTCGGCGGCGTCGGGTTTTACCTTTCGGGGGTACTCGACGTAAAACAGATCGAAGCCAGAACGAAGGGCGGACGCCTCCTCGGCGGTAGGCCGAGAAGACCGACTGGACCCACGGCCGATTTGCTGCTTTTGGCAAATCGGCAAAGGATCGGGCTTTTCTTGGGTGGGGTTTCTTTCTTGGGAGGGTCTTCTTTCTTCTTCTGTATCTGCAGATGAAGATGCAGATGAAGAGCTTGCCTTTTGCTTGGCGTTTGCTTGAAACTCTCGACGTAGTTCTGCGGACTTACGGCCACCCTGTACTCCGGCAATTGAACGGTGCAGGGCCAGGGTTTCGATACGCTGCAGGTCGTCGAACATGCGTGGTTGGACGAGGCGACCGGGCTGTGAAGGGTGGGGTTGGAAGACAGTCGAAAGGGGCCATTTCCAGACGGCGCGGAAGGCTGCCGTATGGCCGTAGAGGCGAATCAGCCGGGCGATCCTATCGGTCTCCGCCGGGATCGAGCCTTCTCGTGAATGGATTATGAGTAGGAGGGTGTAGGCCCCGAGCTGGGCCAGGGTCATGCCGATTACGGCCTCGTCGGCCAGGTAGTCGGCACCGTAGAGAAGGAAAGCCGGGCGCTTGCCGGTGCGTGGGGGGGGAGGAAGTAGACCTTGACCGTTGCCGCCGTTGTCGCTAAGATCCGCCAATGCAGGAACCTCCGCGTAGGTTCTTCGGCCCCGCTTGGCGATCAGCTGGCGGGGCCTTTCCTTTCTATCCTCAGGGTCGGAATCGCATTCTACCCCAACCCACCGCATCCAGAATCCGCACATTATGCTCTCCATACAAAGATGCAAGCCCGCGAAATCGTTCATACGCGCTCGGCCTTGTTGATGGCAATCTGGTCGAAGGTACCGAAAAGCCACGCGTGAACGTAGGTGCATTCTCCAGCCCCAGCGTCGTAGCGCTTCGAGATTTGCCACCCCACGATCTGCGCGTCGTCGTGCCACCAGACGCCGGTTCCCGCGTCGCCAACGGCGCGCGCGAGCTTGTCGCAATCGGGCGCGGTTGGTGGTGCCGAGGGGGCCGACGGCTTCAACTTGCGCGCGTTCTTCCCAGAGCCGTAATGAGAGCGTGGCCGACGAAAGACGAACGCGGCATGGACGACCACGGGGACGCCGCGCATCCAAAATGGTAGCGCCCAGTCGCCGCTCGCCCCCTCGGGGAATCCATGCTGCTCAAGGCTCTCGCGCATCGTCGCTCGCATGGCGGCGCGGTACTTCCTGAACTCACTGCCACCCGATTCGATGAGGAGCGGCCGGCCGCCGCTTCGCCCCGGGAGGACGCGCTTCGATCCCTGCGGCATCGGGCGTCCTGGAAGAGCGATGCGAAGCACCGAATCGCGCATATCCTGACGGACAAGAGCATCGGGGAAAGTCACGGCCGGTCGCGCTCCTCGTTGATCTCGGAGCCGATGCGTCTGACCCGCTTTGCGCTCGGGGGTGCTGGAACGATCCTGCGCACGATCGACTTCGCGCAGAGAACTGACAGCCCGGCGAGAACGACAACCGCGAATAACACCAAGAGAATCACCGTTATGCTCACGATTCGCCCTCCATGTTGGATTAATGCGGCAGCAGAGTATCGCGGAGCGGAATGGCCGCCATCGCGGTGCCCCGGAGAACCGCCTGGGTGTAGATCACGACGCCGGCCTCTTTATCGACCCATCGATAAATGCTCGTCCCGAATTCACCATGAACAACCTCGACTACATCTTGGCTCAACTCATGAGGCCGGATCTTGGCGGGCTCGCATCCGGTATTCATCGGGCCGAGAATGGCGAACATTCCCAAGAGAACGAACATGAATAACCAAGGGACGGCGCTAAAGATGCGCTCTCCGACGTTCATGGTGGTCACTTCTTACTCCGTATCTTTGTTTGTTCGGCTCCATAATAAAAACGGGCGGGCCCGTTGCGGGGGAGCAACCGATGAAAGAAGCAACCCCGCGGGGTAGGCCCGCCCGCCAATCTCCAGGGCATCATATCATCACGCGCCCGGGAATGGGGCTACTTGCCCGCGATCGCCTTGAGCTTGGCCACAACGCCCTGTGCCGCCTTCTCGGCCTTCCATACCCACTGGCCCATGCGGCCCCCCATGCCGTCGTCGTAGCACCAGTTCGCAGGCTCCCCGTGATCCGGGTTGCACTCGTCGAATTGCTGCGCCCAGCGCGTGACGCACGGGCGAGCGTCGGCTGACGTCGCGGCGACGATCGTCGAGAGCACGGCCCCCACGATCAGAATCAGGACAATGGAAAGTTTCATGGCTCGATCCTCCTCAGAACAACAACACGGCCACCGAACACGGCAAGCCCAAGCGAATCGGACGAGGCATCGGCCAAGCGCACCAGGTAGTAGGTGAGCTCACCGATCCCCTGCTCCGTCCCCTCGGCTCCCATGAGACATGCGACGCGCCATCCTGTGGGCCACCCAACTGTCCGCACTTGGGCCGCGGCACTATCCGGCGCGTCGCAAAGATAGACCGTGGCCCCTCGCGGCACCGACTTACCGCAATCAAGCTCAAGCCATTCGCGGAACCGCACCTGTGCCCGGTCCTCGCCCATCGGCTTGAAGCCGTACTGGCGGGCGAGCGCCTTCGGCATCGAGCTGTAAGCGCGCCACCCGGGCGGGCCCTCCAGCACTTCGGCCCGGCAGTACGCGGCGAGAATCATCAGTCCGACGAGGATGGAGAGCACCACCACGAGCATCCATCCCACGCGATTGACGAATCGGCTCATGTCATACGACCTCCACTAAAAGGGGACATCGGTGTCCTTGTGTGCGGACAGGATCGGAAGCAGCTTCTCGATCTGCGCCCGCGTGAGGCTCCCGAGCGCCACCGGCCCCGGCTTCATGTCCATCCCGATCCGCACCTCCGCCGGGAGAGTCACATACCAGCCGTCGGTTTCGCGCTTGCGTGAGAGATCGAGGGCCTTGATCAGCCCCCAAAGCTCCTCCATCTGCTCACGGGTCGGCGGCTTGGCGTCGGCCGCTGCGACTCCCGGAACCACGGACGACGCGCCGGGGGCAGCCGCAGGAGCCGTAGCAACCCTGGACTGCCTTGTCTCAGGTGCCTCCCCGCCGCCCCCGGCGTCATTCGAGGCGACCGGGGCGGGTTGTCCGCTATCACCCGCCGACGCCTTCACCCCTCTCGCTCTAGGAGTAGACGTCGCCGCTTCCCCGGTCGCCAAATTGTCCTGCTCAAGGTCAGTCGTGAACATGCCGGCGCTTCGCGTGGCCGCGATAATCGCATCGTTGTAGGCGCGCTTCTTCGCCATCTTGAGGAGCGTGTTCGCCTGGTCGGCGATGTCCTCGTTCTCGATCCGGCCGACGACCTGGTCCGTGATCGCTGGATCGTCGATTGCGAACTTCTCTCGGCAGCCGCCGCCGTCCCGCGCCCAGCATACCCACGTCCCAGGGTCGCCCTCTTTGAATATCTTACCCCTAATGATCGTCTCGGCACCGCAAGCCGGGCAAGTACGCGCCCCCTTGCGCCAGCGATACCTCGCCTCGCGCGAGTTGGCGCTCCCGATCCCGTAGCCGACGACGAATCCAGTCCGCTTCGACACGACCTCGACCCGCACGAGGTAGGAGAAGAATGGGATTGGGTCGTCGAAGCGCTCGATCTTCTCGTCTACGATCATCCGGCCGAAGTAGCCATAGATTTCGGCTAGCATCTGCGCTCCGGCCTGATAGAGGATCCTTTTGGGCTTGCCATCTGTGCCCACGACTCCGGGTAGGAATCCGTAGTCCACACCTTCGACCATCACCAAGCCAACGAAGCGCTGAAACTCGCGGAGCTGAGCCAGCGCCTCCTCGGGCGAGCGCACCATCTGCGGCGCTAGGTCAAGTGAGCGCAGTGCCAGGGCCGTCTCCCGTGGCGGCACCATCTCGGGCTCGATCGCCATATCTGAGTAGTCCTCAGCCTGGAGCGCCGGGTTGCCTTTCGGGTTGTCCTTCATTTCGTCTCGCTCGTTCATCGGTTCCTGCCTCCTCCTCGGATCGTGATTTCGGTGACGGTGTGGGCGATCTCACAGCCAAGGATGTCGGCTGCATCGCTCAATGGCACGGCCTCGTTCTCGGCGCGCGCCATGTCGGCGGCATCGGACCCGTCGGCCCATGCCGACAGGATCATCGAGAAGCCGGTGTTCGTCGAGAGCCGCCGGATGTTACGTATGACAAGGTAGGCCTTCATTTGTGGCGGCTCCCGCGATAGTCCCCGAAGCCGAACCGGCGCTCCTCGCGCATGGCGTCGTCCAGGGAGTCCCAAGTCGGGTCCGGCACGGGCTTGGCCGACGGGGCCACTGGATAGACGCGCTGGAGCCCGTCGAAGCACCAGGGGCAAAGCGGCACCCCAGTGTAGAGATCGGGCTCGACTTCGCCGTGGTGCGGGCAGTAATAGGCGGGATCGCGTGGCGTGTTCTGGCTCATCGGTTCCTCCATCGGTTCGCTCGTTCATCGGTCAGGGGCTTCCCCCCTTGCAAGCCTGATTATCGCTCGGCCGTGGCAGAATTGCAAATAGTTTTTTGCCCGCTCGGCCACCGCAATTTGCCCGCTCTCGGGTTGCCGCCAGCCAGCTGCAAGGGGGGCGCCCAGGTTGGGTCATTTTGGCCAAAACGCCATAGAGCCCACAGGAGCGACTTTCGAGCAGGTGCCCGGCCTTCTGGCCCCGGGCGGCGATCTCCCGGCCCTGGCGCCCGCCCGCCGCTACGGCCTGGCCCATCGTGGAGCTGCGATCCCCCTGGAAACGTACCGCCCTGGGCCAGCCCCGCCGCCCGGCCGCCAGCCTTGGCCCGGGTTAAGCTTACTTACCTAAATAGAAAATCGACCGCCGAGCTACTTTTTTATTTGCAAAACGGCGGCGAATGAGCGATGATAGAAGCGATCGAAGGATGGGGGCGGCCCCCCCCGAAGCAAGCAACCGATGGAGGAACCGATGAACTCGAACCAGACCTTCCGCTACTCGACCTGGACCTCCCGAGCCTTCAATGCCGTCCGCCTACGCCGGGCTGTCATGGCTGGCCGCGCCGAGTTTGCCAGCGTCCCGATAGGCGTTATCGACCTCGCCTTCTGGCAGATCACGACCTACCTCAACCGCCGGTCGCTCCGGCAGGGACGGTAGCCATGACCCGCTACTCGATCCGGTGCCGCATCTGCAACGAGACCTGGGCGGAGGACGCGAGGAGTTCAACCGATGTTGGCATCTTCCATCCCTGCACCAAGGGAAACGAAGGGGATCACGAGCTAAGAAGCTGGCCCCTCCGAGCGAGCCGGTTAGAGATCCATGCGGTCAAGTGGACCGCTGGTAGCGAGCACAAGTGCAGAGCTAGATGCTGGAATGCCATCGGATCCGCCTGTCGGTGCGAGTGCCGTGGAGCCAGGCACTCAAGCCTCCGCCTCCGCAAGTCACCAGAAGTCGAGCGCGCGGAGGTTGATGCCATCTTCGAGAGCCTTAGTGGAGGTATAGTCCGATGAGCGCCATCCCCAAGCTCTGGATCCCAATCGTCGCCTCGATCGTGTTGTGGGGATTCGCCTGGTTGGCGGGCAGGCTCGTCGCGGATTGGATCGGAGGTGTCTGATGAGCGCCCCCGATCTCACCCTGTCGCGGCTCCATCGCCAGCTCGCCTTCCTTGAACTCGATCGCCGGGGCGCGGCCGAGCGCCTGTCACAGATCGAGGAAAGCATCCAGCTTTTCGAGGAGCGCATCCGCCTCGCCGAGAAGCCGGAGAAGGCACGGTCGTGACGAAGCGCGACGGCATCCCGGTCGAAGGCAATGGCGGGCGTCGCTTCGTCTTGAAGTGCAGATCATGTCACGCGCCCTGGACCGAGGAGCACCCCCGTGACGAGGCCCCGACTCGCCTTGCCCGCGATCACCACTGCGCGGGATTCGACACGCTGTGCGTCGCGGGCGGATCGTGGCAGGCGATCCTCTTGATGGGCATTCGGGTACTGCCCGTGGTCTGGCACCCCGGTCATGAGCATCCATGCTCTCCCGTGTGTTCGGCGGCCGCTGGGGCGGAGTGTCGCTGTGCTTGCAAAGGGGCGCAGCACGGTGTCGCTTTGCTACCGGCGGCCGCCATCTCCAAGGCCGAACTCGACGCGCTTTACGATCGCCTGGATAGCTCGGCGAGATTCCGCAAGGGCGACCCTATCGACCGCTCTAATCCGTTCCCACGCAAAGGAGGCAACCGATGAGCCCCATGACACTGCTTGAGGCTTGCGCCTTCGCGCGGCTCCGAGCGCCCAGGACCGAAAGCGATTTGCACGCGATATGGCGCGAGCTTGACCGCCGCGGAATCAAACATAACCTGATCGATGAGCCCGGCTATAAGTGCTGGAAGGCCACCGTGTTCAAGGCTCGGGGCTGTGCCGTGCAGGTCGCCGTCGCGGCCGCCCGGCGGGGGATGAAGCCGTGAGCAACTGCGAGGGATGCGGGCTCCTCTTCTCCTGGCTATATACCTGTGCGCAGGATGAGCAACCGATGCTCGGATTCTGCGACCGCTGTGCCATTGTTCATCTAGTCGGCGCACACGACTTTCCCGATGAAGCGGCTTTCCACGAGGTGGTCGGTCTTCATCTCTTACAGGAGCGCGCCCGCACCATGCAACAGATAGCGATGGTCCCCGATGAGATGGCAGAGGAGGAATTGATGAAGGAGAAGACCGTCGGCGGCTTGACCATGAGCACGATTGCGTTTTCCGCTGGCTATGTGCAGGGGTGCAGAGCCGTGGCCGCCCGCCTTGTGGCGATGGTGAAGGGGGAGACGTCGTGAAGAAGAAGCGAGGGCCAGAATCAGACCGCGAGCGGTTCATCCGCATCGCCGAGAAGCGCACCCAGCGCGTGATCGCACGGCTCCGAATCCTCGGGAACTGCCATAACCGCCAGTACTACGAGTACCGGCCCAAGGACGTCGAGCGCATCTTCCTTGCGATTAGCGAGGCTGTAGCGGAGACGCGCCGCCTGTTCGATCAGAAGCAGTCCGTCGAGCAATTCAGCTTCGCGGAAAAGGACGAGCAATGAACAGGCGCGACCTAAACGAGATGCTCGGGAAGATGCACTGGGTCGTGGCGTACCTCATGAACGACCATCGAATGGCGCGCCGGTTCGCCGCCGCTGAGGGCGTACGGACGTGGACGCGGTATCCGCTGACTATCGCCTGGGATCCGACGCCCTGGGCCTCGGAGTGGCGCGCGTGGAACGACGACGAAGGCTGCCGCTACCTCCGGCTCGGGCGGGTCATGCTTTGCTGGCACGCGTGCCAGGGAACGACGCCGCCAGCGTACGAAGACCGAAGGCGCGCGGTTTTCCTTATGGCGATGCAACCGCACCTGCCGCGAATGGACATAGCGCAGCTCAATGAAGATTACGCGAAGCTCATGTCGGCAATAGAAGAGCTTGGCAACGAAGCAAATGAGAAAGGAGGCGGCGATCAATGAAGCCCAAGCGCTGGACAGTTGGAAGACGTCAAGGGCGTGATCCACAACCCCGTCTACACCGGCATGGGCGCCTACCCGGTAGTCGTGGACGAGAGCGTGTGGGTGAAGTCGGCGATAGTGGCCATCGAGGAAGAAGGCACCGAGGAGTTCCTGCGCAGAATGCTCGCCGTGCTCAGAGCCGCGATGGACTTGGCCGCGGCGAACGAGCTGTCGCTCCGCCACGACGCGCCCACGATCGAAGGAGGAACCGATGGACCTGCGTGAGACGTTGGAAGTCGAAGGCTATTCCTGTGTCCGCCAATTGCCGAACGGCGTCTATATCGGCGTTCGTCGCCAATTGTTCACCGTCGGCCTCTTTGTCGGTCTGGATGAGACGGGCTACCGATACCGATACTGCTACGAGTGGGAGAAAGATGCTTTAGCGGCGTGCGCGGTATGGGATGGCTGCGGGCATCCGCCCGGACCTTGGGTGAAGATCAAGGGCGACCATCCAGAGAGTGAGCGTCTAGGACCCGGGGCCGCCGATGTCTATTAAGGCTGCCAGCGCGGATCGTCAATCCGACGCACCCCGTGAAGGCTGACCCAGAAATTGACCTCGGCGATCTGATTCGTCGTCGGCGCGTCGCGCTGTCCGAGATATTCGATGAAAACTTCTGCTCGCGTCATTCGCGCCCAACGCTGCGCGGTTTTTGAAACTCTGGCAAAGCAGGAATAGCGTCCGCCAGGCTCGTGCGTTGGGATCGTCCAAGGTCCCGCCATCCCTAGAACAGACGGCGGATGCCGAGGATCCTGCTAGCCGAAAAGGCTGCGACGCTCACCTTGTTTGACTGGTTCCCGCCCAGGATGAGCACGTCAGAATCGAGAGGCATCGTCCCGGCATACAAGCCCACATGGCCCGGAGCATTGATCGTCTCTGGCCCCGCGTCCGAGGCCCCGCGCTTGAGCACGACAACGTCGAAGCCGACCTCGACATCCATTTCGCTTACGGGCGTCCCAACCTCAAGCCACGACCGCGCGCGTAGACTTTTCGACCTCGGGAGCCGCAGGAGCCAAGCCCAATAGTTGAGCGCTGCTGAACAGTTACCCACGGGTATCACCGTCCCGCTCGGATCTCTAATAACGATAGCCCCTGTCGGCACCTCTACGCAGAACAGATCCGTATTTTGCTGATCATGGAATGAGAGCGCACTTGGACGGATCGTCCTTGTTCGCTTTCCTGGTGAAAACACAATTTCATCGCATGGCCTTCCAGAAAACGGACTGATCGAAGAAACGCGGTGGGATGAGTGATACCCAGCCAAGGTAACAGCGACCTGCAACCAATCGCGCAGGGTTGGCTCGCTCGTATATAGATAGATTGATCCGCCACGCGTATGTCCGTCGAACATCGCATACGTGTGGACGAAATGATCGAGCTGGGATTGGCTCCATCGGCGAAGGAGTCCCCAGTCCGGCATTTTATAGTCTGAAAAAGCACCTTCAAAGGCGACTGGAATCTCATACTCGAAAGTGGTCAATGCTTTGGTACTGCGTCCGTAGGCTCGCGGAGCTTGATAAATATTGGCCGGATTCAAAGTTGGCAGGAGATCTATCTTACGTTCTCGGCTCACTTGCATTGAGAGACGGCCATGATGAAAACAGCCATCGGAAATGAATGCGGCGAAAAGGGCAATATCTCTTTTCGACCATTCGGGGTCATCCTTTTTAATCGCTGTACTTACGCTCGGGATGAAGAGACCGCTTGTAAGGTCCTTGATTGGACGCAGCTCGATAGGGCCGGCCGTATCGTTCGCGCGGTTCCAAATACCAAGGAATCGATGCTCAGGATCACAGACAAGGTCAAATTGGGGAGTTTTAATATTGGCGAGGATGCCACTATAGGATTTCCTGATCACGCGCAATGGGCGGGTATATGAAATGCGCCTGGCAGGATCAACTTGAGCAACAAGATCATCGTCAGCCAGTGCGTCAAATCGCCGGAATCCAGCGGCGGTCAAAATCGCAACATTGCCGGTGAAGCACCACGGGACCTCGTCGTCCTGGGGCCAGGTGTCGTCGAGCTGGAGCATGGCGAGGATTGCCGGATTGGCGAGTTTGCCGTCCACTTCCTTCATGCCGATGAACCGCTCGGCGATGCTGTAGAGGGTGACGCCGATTGTTTTCATTGCTACTCCTCCCTGAATGGCACGGTGATGTGCGCCGGGCATTGGCCGTAGAAGTCCAGGCCCTCGATTGTTGCGGGGTTGACCTCGCTCTCGCCGTAACGATCACCCACCATGTCGCAGATTATCGTCGTGATGGGAAGGACGTGCTCGGCGTGCCGGCCCGAGAACTTCTGGCACCGCTCGCCTACCAATGCAAGCTGATCGAAATGCTCCTCGGCGATCACCTGGATGCCGGTCTCGGGGAAGGCGTGTCGCGGACACCAGAAGGTAATCCACCCCTTCTCGATCTCGTTCATCTTGTTGACCATCCGCCGGCTCGCCAAGTAGAAGTCGCTCTCGACGTGCCAGATACGGCGACATCCGAGGTCGCGCGCGATCGTGGCGGCGTGGCCAAACGACCGCCACCAGCCAGGATAGTCGAGATGCGACGGTCGGCCGAGATGCGGTGCCAGGTTCGCGGCATGGTAGTTACCCGGCGGATGAACGATCTGTGGCCAGGTGATCTCCGGGGCGATCCCGTCGCCCACGACAGCGAACTCCACGTCGCATGGGTAGGCGATGCGGCCGTGATGATTGAGCCAGCGGCCGACGCGCCCCTGCATGTGATCGGTCGAGTCCGACCATGCCGTACACGATATGAGGGTTTTCACTTCGCCCTCACGATATGGATCCAGAACCAGTAGCTTTTGAACTCGGGCCAGTCCATTACGCGCCCTAGCCGGTTAGCCCAGTAGCCAGGCGGCAGGAGTTTTAGAATTATGTCGAGCATGTAGGCAGGCGTTCGGCACATCCGCCCGTCGAAGCCTGGAGGAATATCGGGCCGATCCCAGTTGTTCTCACTGTCGATCGTCGATCCCGCCAGATGTAGCGAGAACATTCCTCCTGGGTGGAGCGCCCGGGCGACGGACACAACCTGGGCCAATAAGTCGGGCTCGGCCATGTGCTGAGCCACGAGATGAGATACGGCTAAGTCGTACTCGGCTACCGGCAGAAGGTCAAGGCGATCGTGGAGGTAGAAGTTTCGGATCCATGGGCGCACCTGCGCTTCGGCCTTTTCCGCTATGTCCAGGGCATCGACAATACACTCGCGCTCGCGGAACATGCGGGCCGCGTAGCCGAGGCCGACGCCGATATCGAGGACGCGGGCCCCGGGGCGCACGAGGTGTTCGACCTGGTGGTGCCGAAGCATCTCGGCCGGGTCGGACCCGGAAAGGGCGTCAGCATCCTTGACGGTGTGGGCTTGGTTCCAGGCTGCCGCCCGTACCGCATACTCGTCAGCTCTTATCGTGAGCGATGTGGAAGCCAACGGCCCCCCCAAGGAACTTGAAGAACATGCCAAGGCGCATCATTCGGATCGCCAGGTGAAGGTCGCTCGCCCCGTGGGGGTTGCCCTCGGGGTAGCCGCCGGTGCGAAGCCAGTCAGCGTGGGTGATCGCGCCGGCGAAGAAGAGCGGAGCCGGGCGGGCGCGGCCGCTGTAGACCTCGACGGCCTGGCGCCCGACCTCGATCGCCACCGGGGGGGCCACCGTGCCTTCACCGCCATCTGGGCGCCGCCCCTCTGGATCGATCACGCCGAGATAGGGGGGCTGATACAAGCACTCTCCCGCGTTCCAGCCCGCCGCTACGGCCTGCTCGACCGCCAGGAGCTGTTGTTCCCCACCAGCGAGCACCGTGGCGAAGGCCGCGGCCCCGGGCTCGCACGCTTCGAGGAGTTGGCGTGCCAATGGCGTAAGATGCACGACCTCGGCCGATTGCTGGATCAGCACGTCGCCTCGCCCCATAGCCATGAGCTGGTTGAAAAGCTCACCCGTATCGGCCCGGTAGCCACCCGCCCTCTCAATCCGCTCCGACCGGACCCCTGGATAGTCGGCGAGCATCCAGCGCGTCTCGTCGGTCGAAGCGTCGTCGAGGACCACAACCTCGGTTTCGGCGTAGCGTTGCGCCTCGATCGACCGGAGCGTCATCTCCAGGAGTCGCCAGCGGTTACGCGTCGGGATTAGGATCGAGGCCAGGGGCGGCATATCGCGCCGCCGCCAGTATGTCCCTACCGTCGCCAGCCCACTTGGCACGGGCCCACGATGGAGTTCGCGCCAGCCGTCGTCGATAAGCTCCTCGTGCGTCCACTGAGCGACGTGCTCCTCGTACGGGTTGCCGAACGGCTCGCCGCGCTGGGGGCAATCGGTCACGGGGATCGAGAGGAAGAGGGTGAGGCCGGCGGCGAGCATCCGATCGACCAGCGCCCTCGCGTCGTCCTTGGGCATGTGCTCCAGCACGTCGCCAAGGATTGCAGCCTCGTATTCGTCCCAGGCGCCGAACTCGCGGGCGTCGGCAACATGGACCCCGGCGTAGAGCTCGCCCAAGGGGAACCGCTCGACGTAGGGCGGCCATATTTCCAGGGCGTCGATACGGACGCGATCGCGGAGGAGCCGACCCCATTTCCCCTCGCCAGCCCCCACGTCGATCACGCCGTCGGGCTTGAGGGCGAGGATGTGCTCGACCATGAGGTCGCGCCCGGCGATCGGCTGCTCGCTCTCCGGCACGTTAGCCCCCCGGTAGTTCGTAGGTCCGGACATCGGGAGCGTGGCCCATCCGCCCGCGCTCGATCGCCTCGGCCAGGCGACGGTTGATTTCGTCCCGAAGCCTTACGCGCTGCTCCCCTGCCTTGCGAGCCTTGAACTCAAGCTCCGAGATGCGGCCGTTATTGGCGTCCTTGCCCTTGCGGCGCTCTGCGAGGATGTTCTCATTGGCGTGGTAACACTTGATATTTTCTATGGATAGCTTGTCGATCAGCTCGCCGATCGAACAGACGTAATCGTAGCTCTCGGCTGTCATGCCCCCTCCGCCATGTGCTCCGCCCCGGGCGGGCGCCGGCCGCGCCGCTCAACGGCTTCGTGATGGTAGACGATCGAATCGCGGCAGAGGAGGAACTTGGCCCCATGGTCGGCGCAGATAGCGAAGAATCGGCGATCGGGGGCGTCCCCGCCTTCGTGTCGCAGAGCCCACGGCCCGTACCGCGCCCACCATGAGCGGTGAAGCGCGTAGGGAAAGGTGGCGCAACTTCGCCACCCGCCAGGCACCTCGTCCTGTGTCGCTACGCGGTCCTCGCGCAACCGCTCCGCAAGCCGCTCGAAGCCGATGAGGTCGAAGGTATCGGCCGTCGGCAGGCCGAAGTTCCCGTAAATGATCCCCACGCCCTGGGCCGAAGGATCGCCCGCCGGCGTGGGTGTGATGTGGAGCGAGTTGGGGATCACTCCGGGCTCCGTCGCCCGGCGCACCAAGTTGGCGAGCCATCCCTTGGCAAAGGCCATGTCGGTGTTCACCGGCACCACCCAATCGTTTGCCAGAATCCCAGTGTCAAATCCGTGGTTCATCATTGCGCGAAGCTGCGGAACATAGTCGAGCCCTGGCTGAGTCTCGAACGGGATGCGGATGATGGGATAACCTGCGTACTCGATCCAGGTCACAACCTCGGGAGTGGGAAGCCAGGTCACGACATAGTAGTCGAAGTCGTCGGTACCCGCGTTGTCGAAAATCATCCCCGTCGAGAACTTGAGCATCTCGATGGCGGTGCTACAAAAATTGACAACACTCACGCGCATGCGGCGAGGATCCTCCTGATCTCGGCCGGCACCGCCCCGGGCATCGTCGCCACATTGTCAGCTGTGAGAGCCATGTTCCAGGATTGATTCATGCCACCGTACCAATGCACGCCGCAGCAGTCCTCGGGGATCTCTGGATAATCATTACGCTCAAACATCCACGGATGCCATTGCATCCACTCGCCCTTGAGTGCGAATGGGTAGACGACGCGCTCGGAGAGTAGTGCTTTGGGCTCTGGGATCTCGTCCCATGAGGCGGGGAAACGCCCGGCGCCACAGCTTTCGTAGACTGTGGGGTTGTAGGCTTCGCGTGCTCGCTGGTACATCTCCCGCCAGAACTCGCATGGCCGGCCCTGGAGGAATCCGATTGGCATGTACCCGGCCTTGGGCCAGCCAGTGCAAACGACCATTTGGATCGGGGCAGTGATCACTGGTAACGGACGAATGAACAGCACGTCCATGTCCGCCACGGTCCCTCCCTGCTCGGCCAAGAGCTTCCACCCGAGGAGATCGGAGGTCTGGACGTCGGGGGCCGCAAGCTCGGCCAAGTCGAGCGCGATCTCGTGCAGCGGGATCTGTTTGACCGTCGGCGGCAAACGATCGATCCAGTTCTTTCCGATGGCCGGCATCTGGAAGTCCTGGTGTTCGTGCCAGTGCTTCGAGGCCCGCATCTCCGATTCGTGGAGTGCCTGGTCATTCTCCCGCCTGACCAGGATCACGTTGTCGTGGACGAGGCTCGCGCTCTTGAGAGTCATCCAGCGAAGGAACGTAAGATGATTCCCGCCCCAAAAGAACCAGAGCGGGTCGCTCATACGAAGTTGCCGTGCGTCACGGGCAGCGTATTGATCAGGTGATTGATAGCGCGGTTCTTGTCGTTAAACTGGCATCGCGGGCACGATCGAGCGTCGAACCGGGCGAAATCGTCATGCTTCGACTGCGACTCCCAAAGGTCGCGGAAGCGCTGGCTCTTGAGCGAGCCGATGGCGCCGCGCTCGGTGTAGGAGAGGACGCAGCACCGATAGAGGTTCATGTCACCGCCGATATAGGTGGTGAAGTTCTGGTAGCCGCATCGCTTGTAGTCGGGGGAATGCAGCTCCAGATCCGAGAGTCTGGTTCCGAAGTTGTTGATCACCGTGAATCCGTTGCCGCTGATCGTCTCGGCTTCGGCGCATAGCGCCACCGCTTCGTCGTGAAATTCGGCGAAGTAGTGATCGTCGTCGGGCTGGAACATCGCCGAGATGCGCATGTTGTCGGCCCCCAGGTCGCGCGCAAGCCGCGCCCCATCGACGACCTCTCCCCAATTCTCCTTCGTCACCACGAAGCCGATGCCGATGGTCAGCGGCCGCGTGGCGTCGAGGCGCGCTGCGACTAGGGAACGCACGTTCGCCAGCACTTTGTCCCAATGCCCGCTCGGTACGTGCCGAACCGCGCAATACGTCTCCTGGTGGGCGGCGTCGATTGAGATGCGTGTCCACTTGGCGCTCATCAGCTGGGGCAGGACAAGCGGCAGCCGCACCCCGTTAGTAACGAGAGCAACGTCGAGGCCGAGGTCGAGCGCTCGCTGCATGATCTGCGCGCATTGCGGGTGGACGGTCGGCTCACCCCCGCCGGTAAACTGCACCGCCTTGCCGCCCATGCCCTCGAAGTCCTCAAGAATCTCGACGGCCTTGTCGAATGGGATCATCCGGTTTGGGTTGTGATTGCGCGTACCGTCGGCCTCGATCACTGAAAAGCTCTCGGTATAGTTCTCGATCCTGTAGGCACAGAAGCTGCAATCCTGGTTGCAGAGATCCGAGATGATGAAATGGAGATGAACCGGGGCGGGCTGCTCCCCCGAATGGATCTTGAGAAGGCGGTCCATGTGCAATACCGCCTTGTCGGCGGCGTAGGGACTGCTCATCGCACCATCCTGACCTGCGGTAGTTCGACCATCTGCGGCCCCCCGGGTAGGTTCGAGCTATTGCGACCGTATTCCACCACGGCGAGCTCGTGGCAGTCGAGCACTCGATAGCCGTGCTTCTTCGCTAGGTACCCGGCCCAGGCGCTGTCTTCGCTGTAGCGGCGCTGGTTCACCGGCATGGCGACGACTTCGCCATTGATCAGGCGCCGATGATAGATCTGGCAGGTAGCAGTTCGACACTCGCCCGGAGGCAACACCAGCCAGCGCACGCCACCCATCGTGATCGGGAAGACACCCATTGCCTCGGGTCCTCGGTCTCCGACCAAGCGCACGAGCGTTTCGATGGCGTCGGGGACGTAGTAGTCGTCGTCGTCGAGGTAGAGGATGTAGTCGCCCGTCGCCTGGTGGGCGGCGATGTTGCGGCAGGTCGCCCCGCAGTCGTTATGACGCGCGCCACAGCGGATGAATTTCCGCCGTGGCGATGCCCAGCGCTCGGCCGCATGGGCGGAGAGTTCCGCAGGCTCGGCTCCGTCTATCACCACGATATGCTCGTAGTCAGACGACGTCTGCGCGTCAACGCTGGCCATCGTCCTATCGGCCGTGATCCGCATGATCGTCGGTGTGACGATTGAGAACTTCGGCATCCTCCTCACTACGGGCAACGCACTACCTGGATGCTAGCTCCGCTTCTTGAAAAGCCGCGCCAGCACGGCTCCCGCAACGGTCCAGATGACGGTTGGAGTTCCGACCAGGGCCGCGGTCGCCACCGCCGGCACCAGCCCAACCAGCGACTTTCCGACTACTGGCAGGGCCTTCTCCACCTTCACCGTGGTCACGGTCGGCAGCTTCTCCGCTGGCTTGGTGAGCGTGTAGGCTCCCGAGGCCAGGGCGAAGATCGCCGCCACTAGGAGAGGAAGATCCTTGATGGTCGGCGTATCGGTAACGACGATGTAGGCACCGGCAAGGATCGCGATCCCCCACAAACTTAGCGGGCGAAGGCTCTCGGGAACGAATCGGTTGAGCAAGCCCTGGAGGAGCGTCACCGCTCCAGGCAGCCATTCTGGCAAATTCGGCATCGCCTCACTTCTCCTTCTGGTCACCGAACCAGATCCCGACCTTGGCACCGGCCGAGAAGTCCCACGGATAGAGCTCGCTCCCGTCCTCGGTGAAGATATCTGGAATGTGGATCCCAATGTCGGCAAAATAGCGCGCGAAGGCGAATTCAAGCCCCCCCTCAGCGCCGACCGAGAAGCGATCGGGCTCGTTCGGGCGCGACACCCGGAGCCCGGCGTATGGATTGCTCTCCAGGCCGAGGATTCCGTAGTCGCTGGTAAAGAGTCCAAGCGATACGTCGAACGTCTGGTCCCACGGCACAGGGTCGCCCTGGATTTCGATACCGTCCTCAGGGGTTTTTGCCTTCTCGCGCCAGAAATCGTGAACGGTGAAGCGGCCGTTCAGATAGACCTTGCCGCTTGTAACCTCGCACCCGAAGGTGGCGTTGTTCGACCAGCGCTCGTCAACATTCTCGACCCCGAGGCTTCCGTATGGGTGGGTCTCGACGTCGGCTCGCGCTGGCATGGCGAGCCAGGTGGAAAGCAGCGCCAGCAGGGCGGCGCACGTGGCGATCGTTCTCATGGAATAGCTCCTTTGTTCCTGTGGCTTCGGCGACTTGCTGCCGCCTTTCTTCGGTGGCCGTTTCTTGGCCGGCCGCTTGCGTATGGGTTTGTTCGGTGCCTTTGGCATGATACTACGCTCCTTTCATTGCTCGAAGAACAGGGAATCGAACTCGATCGACCCGGTGATCGAGTCCATGTTCCCGAAGTACATGTATCTCCCAGGGTTTGGAGAGCCGGGTTGCAGGTTGAAGAAGTGCTCCTGGCCGTTGACTGTGGCCTTGAGCTGATCGCCGACCCTCTGCCAGCGCATCTCGATGGTCGTCCAGGTCCCGACCGCAAGCCCCGAGATGTTCGGCCACCAGACCTCCTCGAAGAGCGTCCCGTCCTTGTTGTTGTAGAGATGGGCACGGATCTTCCCGGTCGAGGGTCGATCGAGATCGATCCGAGTGGCCCCGCGACCGGTCTCTTCGTGGGGAGTGCTGTCGAGGGCTAGAGCATTCGATGAAATGCCGCCGAGATGCTTGCCGCCGGCGAGGTTGATCTGGCTGGAATGCGTGAGAAGCACCTTAAACCGGATCCTGCCCTCGCCATCATCGTCCGGGCCAAGATAGCGCACGCCCTGGGTATTCGACTTCATGCAGCCGTGGCCGTTGCAATCGATATACTTGGTATCGTCCCGCACCGTCCAGCACCGCCAGAAGCCAGAATCAATCCGATCGCCACGCGCGGTATCGCCTGTCTGATCACCACAATCGCCTGGCGGAGGAGGAGGGGGGGGAGGAGGCGGGGGTGGAGGTGGTGGAGGTGGGACGCCAGCTTCGCTCCAGCCCGCCGCCACAAGTGAATCAAGTACCGCTTGCCGGTAACGCGAAAGGCCCGCCAGTCCCTCCTCTTGTGGACCGGAGCGCGCCACCACGACCACAACCAAAAGCACGAACCAGATTACGGCCGCGATCGGTAAAATCTTCCTAACGTTCATTCCCTCCCACTCCTTTCTCGAAGCAGAGCCTCGATGCGCTCGGCTGTCTCCTTCGTAGTGATCGTTCTCTCCTCGATCGTGCCCTGCCACTTGCTCATGTTGAGCACCCAGGTGGCAAGGCCGACGATCGCGGCAATGATAATGGCAAGTAGTACATCACGTACATCACGGAACGGGCCCATGCCGTTCGAGGTGGCGGCCAACTTGAACCTCCAGACTGTCCATCCTTAGATCCAACGATTCGAGTTCGTGAATGACGCGGGGACGCTCATGGTAAAGAGTGTCGAGCTGTGCTATCGCAGGACGTCCGAGCGCTTGGTAGTTTTCCGCGCTTCGATGACGCAACGCTAGCAATCCAAGGACTACCGTAGCCAGGACGGCCCCCATGACGAGGAACGTACGGAGGAATCCATTCGCGCGATATGGTGCCCCGGTCGTCATCAAAGGACCTGATCCCTACGGTCTCATGCTATTGGCGATCCACCCGGCGATGAACCCTATCACCAGGCCGATCAGGAAATTGGCAACGGCACTTTTCATGTGAACATCCTCCTTTAGAAAGGTGTCTCGCTTGAGAGGTAGAGGAAGGATGTGCAGAACCAGGAAAATGCCTCCTGGGTCACATCGACGAACAGCCGCAGACCGATGTATTGGCCTGAAAGAATGCCGCTCAGGTCAACGGTCCTGAGCGCAGGCCCGAGGCTCGTCCCGCCGCCGATAATCTCCGGCAATCTGATGCCGAGTATTCCGGATAATGAGGAATGGCCTGGGTTCGCATTAATCCAGCTCGCATCGCTGTCGAGCGAGTACTGGATGTGAAGGTCGGTCGCCGTACCGCTGGCGTGGAGGTTAAAGATGATATCCATCCGATCGTAGACCTGCTTCAACGGATTGAAAGGATACCATCCGAGATTGACCCAGCTACCGGCAGCTGGAGGGAGAAGGCTTGCTCCGCCCGTCGTAGAGACGCGAAGCGCGTGGCCCACCGAAGAAACGATGAGCTGGCCGCGCGTCAGATAATCGCTTACTTCCTGGTTGAGCTTGCTGCTCGTAAGCGGTGTCTCTCCGAAAACATATGTCGTTCGAGCTCTGGTCATTTCAGAATACTCCCCAGCACTGGTCGATGCCGATTGGCGGTGTATCGAGCGCTATGAACCCGCACTCGCCCTCCTCCTGGATCAGCGACGAGACATCGATGAGCTCAAGATCAACGGTCAGGTCATCGGACACGCGCTTGTCGATCGAGAAAACCTCCATCGCCGGTATTCTCGTCGTTGGGAAGATGGAGTCAAGGGTATATGTGTCGTCCAGCTCTGCCGTCATCCGCCGCAGCTTCGTTCTTACCTTGGCCGTAAGTGCCGGGTTCTCGTAGCGACGGTAGAGAACCTCGGCAATCAGGGCCACCCATGGCTCGTTGTCCGCAATGGCGACGCTGTAGGATTTGAACTCCAGCTTACGTGGGGCGGGGAGCAGGCGCCCATAGCGCATGAACGATGGGTTATCGGCAAGGCGAGTCGGCGTGACGAAGCCGTCAAGGAACTCCTGGGTGGCAACGTCGTAGTCTAACGATGACACAAATTGATTGTAGATCTGGAGATGGTCGATCTCGGCCGACATGAGATCATCGCCATGGCAAAGGGTATCTAGCGTGCCGGCGGGGACAATGCGCGGCATGATGTTTAGGAGCCCGATCGTGGCGTTGATTTTCTCGATCGCCACGGCCCCAAGGTGGAGCGACAGCGCGTCGAGAGTCTCAAGGCCTTTCTGCGGCTTATCGACGACGAATGGGCGAGCCTGCTGGTTATTCCTCATCACCGACAGGGCATTGATCGTTGCCGAATCGAGTTCCGATGCTTCTAAGGCCCCGCCCTGGGGGGAGAGGATGAAGTCGCGCCAGATGTCCAAGATCGGGCGAATTGGATCGGCGGTCGGCGGGTTCTGCAAGACAGAAGAGGCCCAGCCGAGTTCGATCGTGAACCGCTGATTGGCGGCATAGACATGAGTCCCCGTGTTCCAAGTGGCATTTGAGGCTATCGTGATCGACCCTGAGAGCGTCGTAAATGCATCGCCGATATTACCACTACCCTCGAAGCCGGAGACCGAACCAACGCAGATGAATTCCGATGAATTCTGAATCTCAAAAGTCAGAATCTCAATCGGCGGATTGGCAGATAAGTTAAATGTGATTGGCGGTCGAGCAACAAAGCCTCCTCCAGGGGGATTAGAGCGTGGATGCTGCGGGATCCCATCGGTATCGGTGATGCGCACGATATCGTTCGCCAGAACCTGGCGATCAAATAGCTCCTGAAAGCGATTGCCGATGCGGAGCTGTCCGATAGCGCGCCTCGCGACGACCTGGAGCACGAAGCCGCGATACTGCGTGAGCACTTCCTCCCCGAACAGGATGCTGACGAGGACCGGCGTGCCAAGCCACTTCGGCTCTCCGGTGGAGTCGAGCAGGAAGCTGTCGGGATTGGATTCGAGGAAGAGTTCGTTGGGATCTTTGAAGATCATCGTCACGTCGGAGGCGCGGTAGTTTCTGAGCAGGATGTCGCGCTCGTAGCGCAAGGGCGTCATCTGCTTGAACAGCATCGACAGGTCGTGCTCCTGCGGGCCGCCCGGATCGAACACCACCGAGATGCAGTAGCGACAGTCCTCGCCGCCTGGCCCCGGGCCCGGCCCGGGGCCAGGAATAGGCACGCTCGACGGCACACTTCCGCCACCGCCCTCCGAGGCGGGGATGTAGCCCTGGATCGCACCACGATCGAGAATGCCGAGCCCAGGCGTCGAGTCGTCGGCCGTGTGGACATAGTCTGGGTCGCGCGGGCGCCAGTCGCCTTCGAGCACTATCGCCGAGGAGGTACCTTCGCCGCCGAGCCCCTGGCCTGCGGTGTGAAGCCAGGTGAAGGCGCTAGACGGAGCGGTGTAGTCGGGAGGGCCGACATGGTTGTTGCCGCCGTCCGTGACTGCCGCATCGTGTGGCGTCGTAACATCGGCGTAGCCATTGTGGTGAGCGACGAAGGTACCGACCGGTGGGAAGTCGCCGTTGAGCGTCATCCCGTTCGTATAGATTCCGAAGTCGGTTGTCGGATCGGTGGCGAAGGCTCCCGGTCCAGTGGTGATATTGTTCTGAAACTCGATGCTCCCATCCATGTGATGCGGGTCGAGAACGGTAAGAGGTGAGTCGCTTGGGAAAAAGCCCCTAAATATATCGAGAAACGTCATGTGGTCAAAATCATAAACGTCGCCTGGCTGAAGATCGCATCCCGTATCCATATTAATTGCGGCGGAAAGCTCTCCAGGAGTTGTTAGGCTCGCGAAGCCCTTAAATACATTGAACCGGAACCGGACTTGTTTGACCCTGGTGACAAAGTTGACGTAGAAGTTATGCTCATCGCTTGCCGGTCCACAACGTCCGTAGCAGAAAAACATCTCGAAGCGCTCGCAGACACCGGCAGTCTGATTCAGCGTCACCGCCTGGTTGTTCCCGCCAGCGACCTGGAAGTCGAACTTGCACTTGGCGTATTGCTGCGAGTGATCGTTCCCAGACGTATGCTGGTTGATAGTCGAAGCGGCGGAACTGTCCACGGTCAGCTCGTAATCGAAAGAACGGTAAACGATGCCGGTGGCGGTCCCTCTCACCACAAAAAATCCGGTCCCGCCATTAACCTCGCGGAGGACCGTTCGCCCGCCATCCATGCCTTCAATGGTGAGGTTCGGGCTTCCCGCGCTCCCCAGACCGATCAGCGAACCGTTCTCTGGATCATAGGACGGGAACGTGAACGTGCCGAGGAACTTGTCGGCATGACCAATGAAGTTCGAGTTGACGCCCGTGAGGTTGGTGTAGAGTGGATCGGTGAGTTTGAGCCTGCCACCGCGGTTGAGACCGACGTTGTTCAGCCCATGCCGGATGGTGAGATCGGGCCTCGCGGCCGTCCCCATGCCTTCGCCGGGCACCCCCCCGTTGAAGTCGAGATCGACGTAGATCGTATCGGCGCCGCCGTCGAACGAAATGAAGTCGCTCCACTTGAGATTCGTGATGCCGGTGGCATTGTTTGCTCCAGAACTAATGCCGCAAGGACCGCTCCAGAGCTGCCCCTGGGCATCAGTATCCACCTCATCGAATACTGGCCCATCGCGGAGAGATCCGGTGTCGTAGTTGTTGTCGAAATAAATCTGGATGCGGGTTCCAACATGGCGAACGCCGACACGTTGAAAAAGACCTGCGGTAACGCTGCCGAAGAACCCGCCGATCTGAGTCGCAACACCGCCCTCGAAGCGGAATACCCCCCACGAGACTCCGGCACCGGTTGTCGCTCGAATGAAGTAGTAGTTCGATGTGTCCTGAAAGCGCCAGACAAGTCCAACCGCGTTTGATCCATCTGACCCCACAAGCCAGCACTGGAAGTAGGTATCGCGCTGAGAGGTACCGTTCTTGGTCGCGAGATGCCCGACGCCAGAGGTGTCAATCCGAGCATGGGACCCGTCGCACGACATATTGGTACTGCCATGCTCGCTCCACCCGGAGCCGAGAGTCCCGTCAACGCGGTTGAAATCGTCGGATCCGAGGATCGCCATCTCAGCTCGTGACTCCTGGGCAAAGCTGCTGCATATAGCCAAATGGCGAGGTGGGGAACTCAGCATCCGGCAAGGCGATGAACCGCAGGACGAACTCGGTGAACGAATCACGGCGGAAAGGCAGCGTCCATGGGAGTTCGATGAAGGCGCGGCGCAAGAGGACGATCACCATCGTACAGGCGTCGGGATCGTCGCAGGTGGCGATATGGTGCATGAACACCACTTGATGGAGTGCCTCCTGCCGGATAGTCGTAAAGGGTATCTGGTAGCCGCCCGAGATGTTCGCCGACGGCTCCTTGAGTAAGAATTCAAGATTCTCGATTGTGACCCAATCGCAAGTAGCCTCGATTACAATGCGCTGCTGGAACCCGAGCTGCGCCTGGCTCGTGTCCGACTCGGCCTGCACCGCGGGGTAGAAGATGCACTGGTTCTCGCCCTCGCCGGCCGTGTCGATGATTGCGACGTTGCCAACATCCACGCCGTCTACCATGAGTTCACCGGTGCCGATGAGAAGCGGGGGCGAGTCAGTTGTGCAGCTCATGCTACGATACCTCGGCGATGCAGAAGGTTTCGACGACCTCCTTCATCACGATCTCCTGCTCCCAGCACCCGGCGATGCGACCGCGAACATGGCGCTCGTGGAAGTCCGATACGTTCGTCCAGAACACCTCGAAGTGCGTTACCTGGTCGTAGAGCCAGAAGGGCCAGAACTGGAACGGCTCACAGCTTTCCGATTGCGCCGCCCGCATCTCGTCCAGCTTTTCGATCGTATCGCGGAAGTACATGTTCACCCGGAAATCGAAGATGAAGTATGTGCTGCCCACCGGGATAAGCGAAACGTTCCCCGACTGGCTAATCTGTTCCTCGGTGTGCTGGAACGGGTTGGCCCTGAGATCGACAATTTCCTCGTCCTTAAAGAGAACCGGGGCGAGCAGAAATGGATGGGTGAAGCGGAAGACATCGACCATCGCCTACAAGGGCTCCTCGCCAAGCTGGCGCTGGCGCTGGCGGAGCCTCGGCAGGACGACCTGGTCAGTGTAGATGGCCTTGGTAAGGGGTCCTGGCTCAAGGATCTTGACCTGCGGCCGTACGGTAACTCCGCCCTCGCTTGTCGGAGCGGGGGCGCTTCTGGCGATACCGCTGAACGCCGTGGTCTGGGCCGCAGCCCGGGCCCCGCGACCGAACAGCATCCCGAACCGGTTTCCCTCCGACGAAGCGAGGGAGTCAATCCCGGGAATGTCGAACGGTCGGAGGAGATGGCCCACGGGGGTCGAAAAGATGCCGTCCGCACCATGGCGAGCGGCCTTCCCGAACCTAGTCGCTGCGACGTCAAATTGCGGAATATCGAATGGGCGGAAAAGCCGACTCGCCGGCGAGGAGAAGATCCCGCCATCGCCAGGGCGTGAAACTTCGCCAGTAGTGTGACGGCGCCCGAGCTTCCTTGCCGCCACGTCGAATTGTGGGATGTCGAATGGGCGAAGGAGATGGCTGACTGGAGTGGAAAAGAGATCGCGCTCTGGGCGGGCGGCCTCCTCGTGTGCGCCTGGGGCCGTGCTCCGGCGACCGAGCTTCGCGGCCGCCGTGTCGTAGCGCGGAATGTCGAAGGGACGTAAAAGATTGCCGATTGACGCCGAGAAGATCCCCCCGTCGCCCGTGCGCGCGGGTTCCTCGGTCGCGCGGCGGCGGCCGAGTTTCGTGGCAGCGGTATCCATCTGCGGGATATCGAATGGGCGGAGGAACCGCCCAATGGTAGTCGCAAAGATACCGCCGTCGTCCGGCGTCTCGGCCTTACCCGTAGCGCGCCGACGCCCGAGCTTGCTAGCGGCGACGTCGTAGCGGGGGACGTCGAACGGGCGGAGAAGGCTGCCCATGGGCGTAGAGAGCGGCGACGCTGACCGCACGGGAACGGCCTCCCCGGTTGCACGCTGCCGCCCGGACTTGGTTGCCGCAATGTCGGCGCGCGGGATGTCGAAGAGCTTTCCGAAGAATCCGAGCGGCCCACCGAGCGTGCTCACGATGGCCTTCAGGATAAGAGCCTGGACGATCGCGGCGGCGATCTGCTTGAGTAGCTGCTTGAAGAAATCTCCGAAGGCGCGCTTTCCTCCGGTTGCCGCATCGACGATCACCGAGCCGATGTTGCCAAAAGCCGATGCAATAACACTCCCGGCCTGGAGCCCGGCGTCGGTCATCTCGTTGAAGGCGATCGTCTGGCGCTCCGACTCCACACGCAACTCGTGCGCCGCCTCCAAGGCCTCCTCGTTGACGGGCGGCCCAGTGATCAATACTTCCTGCTCGATAGCCTCAAGTCGGCGCGTCTCGCGGATCTCGGGCTCGATGACGGGCCCTTCGATACCGACCACGGCACCGGCGATCTCCTCTTTCGCCCGCCGCGCCGCCTCTGCAAGCTCGCCCCCCTTGGCGATCGCCTTGTCGAGCTCGGAGTTGATCAATTCCAGGCCGGCCTGGGCATCTCCACCTCTGAGCGAGGCAAACTGTGCCGCGAGCGACACAATCGCGCCGACGCCGCCCTCTGCCGCAGTGAACGTCCTTTCAAGCCGCTCGGCCACCTGCCCCAGCGGCGGCAGAACTTCCTTGACCTTCTCCTCTAGCTCAACGAACTCATCGCCCAGGGCACCAACGGGCATCGTGATCCCGGGCTCGACCTGCTTGCCCACGGCGATGAACTGCTCGAACGTCAGCTTGTCCTCTTTGAGCACTTCCTTGAGCCTGGCAAACGTGGCCGTCACGTTGCCCTGCTCGCCAGGGGTGAGGATCTGGAGGAAGGCCTTGGCGAGAAGCCCAAGCTCCTCAAACCCCAAGGCAAGCTCACGCACTACGAAACCGAAGCGCTGGAAAAAGCCTGCGATCGCGGGGCCGTTCCGCTCGGCGAAATCCACTGCAAACTGTGCGAACTTGGCAAAAACGGGGAGGAGCTTTTCCCCGATCTGTAGGGAGACGCCTCCCAGCGCCGCGCGGACGGCCGACATATTGTCGTTGAACTCGTCGGAGCGGCGGGCGAAGTCGGAGGAGATCGTGAGGCCAAGCCGGTCTGCCCGGGCGCGCAGCGCATCGATTCCCTTCGAGCCCTCGCGGAGGAGCGGCACGAGCTGCGACGCGGAGAGCCCGAGCACCTTTGAGGCCTTGGCGAGTTGGAGCTGGGCGTTCCCGGTTTTGGCCACGCCGTCTGCTACCAGGCCGAAAACCTCGTCGATCGGCCTCCCGAGATCCTTAACGCCGATGCCTAGATCGGCGAAAGCCTTCCGTGCAGTCTTGGAGCCGCCAGCCGCGGCACCGATCGTTTGGGAGAGCCGCCGGAAAGCGGGCGTCAGTGCCTCGACCGACCCTCCAGATTGCTCGACCGCGAACTTGAGCTGCGAGAAGGCTTCGACCGTCGTGCCCGCCCGGTTGGCCAGGGCAAGCATGTTGTCGGCCGTGTTTGCGGCCTTGAGAACGGCTGCTCCGACGGCGGTAATACCGCCTACGGCAAGGGCCGCTGCCGGGTGGATCGAGCCGATCGATGCCGTGACGTTGCTGAAAACGTCTCCGAGGGTGCGGTTCCGGTCGAGGAAGCCCTTGAGCGCCGACGAGGCGTTGTTGATCCCGGCCGTGAACGGCTGGGATATCGCCTCAAGCCGGATGGAGAGGGTATTGGCTAGCGCCATCGCCTAGCCCCTGTCCTCGCCCATCGCCTTGCGCTTCATGGCCGCCATCTTTGCCCTCTTCGTCTCCCATTCCTCACGCGTGACCATCGTGGCCTTCACCTTCCCCATGACGCGCTCTAGAGCGCCAAGGGTGATCCCTGTGGGGTGGCCGCTGTCGGCGACCGTTCCCGCGCCTTTCTTCCGTCGAATCCCCTGGAGCCGAGCGATCAGTCCGTTGAGGAGGCGCGGCAGCTTGGCCATGTCGTGAGCCTTCTGTAGATGCGGATTCCGAGAGATCGCAAGGTCCATCTGCCACTCCACGGCGCGAGCGAGCTCCGCCGCCCGGGAAAAGTGCGTCATCTGACTCCAGGTCATAGTCCGAACGTCGGCCCAGGTGAAGCCCGCGTTCACCAGGCCCACGATCACATCGGCTTTCAGGCTGGGTTGGTCGTCGTCTCCTCGGCCTTGGCCGGCGGCTGCTGATTGCCGGCGCCCGCCGCCGGGAGATCGGCCACCAGCTGCCGAAGCCGGGCGCCCGCGCTGAAAGATGCCTGGATAGCCGGGCGCTGGGCCTCGATACACGCCAACGCCAAGTTGATGAAGGCACTCAAGGGCAGCCCGTAGAGCTTCGGATCCTCAGGAGGCAACCCGCAGGCATCGGCCATGAAGTCGCGGAGTGTGCCGTGCGCCTCGACTACTAGCGCGGGAAGCTCCTGGGCGATGAGATCGCCTACCTCGATGTCCTTGAGCTTCTTACCCGGGTGCCGCTCGACGAGCCGGCCGATCAGCCGATGCCACAAGCTCACGTGCTTCAGAAACTCCATGTCGGTGATCTCGCGGACCCCGAACTTGCGGCCCATGAGAGTCACCGACACGGGGATGTTGTAGAGCGGATCGATCGGTTCGGTATAATGCACCGTCGCCGTCCCGCCCGGGATATCAACTACCGTCATATGGCTATTCCTCTCCTAGCTCGTGGGGCAGACCTGGCTGAACTCGATCTTCCCGTAGGGCTCGGCCGGGTGGATGCTTTCGCAACTGAGCGCTCGGATCGAGCCCGCGATCTGGGCGAACTCGGTACCGAAGGTCATCGTGAACGGGGCGAGGATCTGGGCACGCCAGAACGTGATCTCGAAGCTCTTGGTCGCGCACGGGAACTCGTGGACGAGCCTTACCCCGTAGGTCGTGACACAGCGCTCGCCGATGAGCGGGATCTTGCATTCACCGCTTACGGTGACCGCAGTCTCGTTGAGCAGAGCCGCCAGGTTCCGAGCGGTGATCGAGTCGGTAGTGAAGTTGATCGTGTAGTCCTTCGAGAGCGCCAGGACCGCATCTAGGGCGTTAGTCTTGCCCAGGCGGTGCTCCAGCACCTCGACGTCGAAGGCGAACTCGGACCCGGCGACGATGTTCCCCACCAGGAACTCTTGTCCACCGGACGGAGTGAGATACAGGTCGAACGTCCCGACCGTGTAGTTCTCGTCCAGGGTTTCGGTACAGAGAGCAGGATCAAGTAAAGCAGGCATCGCCTAACTCCTTTTCATGTGGCACAGCAAACATCTGGAATCGGAGGAACCAAGCCACGCGAGATCACCGTCCAGCGAAACCTCGTCTGGATCTCCCATGCAGCCAACTTGTCGTTGAAGTGCAGATCAACCACGTCGCCCACGTGCTCGCGATGAGGGACGAGGATCATCCCGCCCTCGCCGCATTCGAGCGGCAGCGCGGCACCCCCCGCTTGCCAGCCCAGGATCCTCACCACCATGTCGTAGATGTCGAGCGCCCACAGGTCGCCTGGGCTCGGGACGTTCATCTCGTCCTTCGGCGTCTGCCGCACCCATACCCCCACTACGAACGTCCACGACTCGATCCATGGGCGCTGGTTGATCGAGCGCGGCGACCGCGAGAGCCGACCGAACGTGACTACCGCGCGGGTGAAGTCTCCGGGCCACCCCTGCTCCTCGCGCCGAATCGGCCGTCCGAAGTGCGAGTTGAGCGGCATGTCGCAGAAGTCCTCGCTCCCATGGATCGTCGTTGCATCGGCTGGCTCCAGGTAGCCGCTGGCGAGACAGACATCGTCGGCCAAGAGGTCGTAGATCGTGGCGATGATCGCGCGCGCACTCATCGCGACCACTTCTTGAGCGCTGGCACGACGCCCTGCTCAGAGAGGATCGTCGTCACCTCGTTGAACTTCTGCTCCGAGGCGGGGAACAGGTAGCCGCCGTCGGGCAGCGCCTCGACGTAGGGCGCGTAATGAATCGCCGTCCCCACCTCGACCGTGAGGCGCTGGCTCAGGACACCAGCCTTCTGGAGCTGGGTGTTGATCGAACGGCGGAGCGTGCCCGTGACGATATGGCCCTTCTCGGTGATGATCTCCTTGGCGCGCGCCTCAATGAGCTGTCCGGCGTTGACCATGATCCGCCCGAGGGCGTTGCCCGTGAGGTCGCGCAACAGCTCCTTGTTGCGATCCGTGGCCTGTTTGAGCACCTTCGAGAGCTCGCGCTGGCTGAGATTTTTGGCGATGAACTTGCCCATGGCTAACCTGTTGGCCTCACCGCTGCGAGCTCGGCATTGGCTTGGACCATATTGGAGTCCTGGTTGTCGGGCCCTTTGGCCGCAACCCACCGACCTTCGGCGGCAAAGAGTTGCTTGAGCTGCTGGAACTCGGTGATGATGGCGAGATTGACGGGGGCCGCCGGGATGTCGATTGAAAGCACGTTGCGCTGGTCCTCGCGCCACCGGGCCAGTGCTTCGGGTTTGATAGCTCCGCCCGATGCCGAATTCTCCAGGTAGATCGGGCGTGGCACCTTGTCGCTATTGGCCCCAACCGTTTCCACGGTGATGTTGGGGCGGCCGTTGGAGAACGCATAGCCGCCCTGTGCCGCAAGCCGCACCTGCGCTTGCTCAACAAAGGCTTTCTGACTCGCAATGGCGGCTGGAAACCTGGACGCGTAGTCCGCTCGGTTGCCGCCGGAATAGACAACCAAACTCACGCAAGAACGGCACGAGCCGCAGGCTCCGGCCGGGGCCGCCGCGTCGCCACACCAGAAGAAGTCGGGCGGTTCGAGCCACACTTGATCGAACATCACGCCGTCGGCCGTGAGGGGGAGCATCGAATCAAGTATCGCCGTGCGCCGCCCGGAGTCGATTTGCGACCAGTCGATCAGCTCGCGGTATTCTTGCAGCCCGCCGCAGGGCGAAGTGTTTGGAAGGCAGAAGTGAACGAACTGACCGGCCGTCAATCCGGTCACGAAGCGAGCCCCCCATCCGATCTGTACCGTGGTCCGAAGAAACGACTTCCAGGCTTCGTCATCGCCGGCCGCGGCAAAGGGGAAGTCGAGGAGAGCGAAGTAGCGAAAGAACCGTTTGCCCTGGGCTCTGAGCATGTCTACGGTCGATAGCTCGATATCGCTATGCCCGAAGGTGAATCCCTGGTAGTCGCCGTAGTTAAACGTGCCCATGCGGATCGCCGCCATATCGGCGCCCTCAAAGTGGCGCAGGATGAATCCTTCAAGAGCGCCACCACCAGTACCTCCTCCGGTGGTGCCACCGCCTGTCGTGGCGACCAGGGCCGACCCTTCGGTGACGCCGCATTGCCCGTAGACCACGCCATCGTCCTTCACGACGCGGAGTACGAACTGGTGCATAGCGCTCTGGGGATGGCGGCCGCGCGGGCGAATGAGCCCGAGGATGTCGTATGTCTCATTGTTCTTGAGATCGTAGAAACGATCGCCCGTCATGAGGCTGTGGCCGTTGATCACCGGCTGTCCCAAGGCGCGATGGGTCGAATCGACGGCGTGCTCCCCGAGTTCGTGTATCCCGCGCTCCTGGTGATGCTCGGGATAAATCCGCACCCAATACCGTTGCACCAAGGTCTGCCAGTCCTGGTACGTGCCGCCCATGCCGTCGTTCCGCACCAGGCGGCGTTGGACGCACACGGTGCGATCCAGAAGCTGGGTCTTGTTAGTGGTGATGATCCCCATAGCGCCACTACCACTACATCACCGCGACCCGGGGCAGTCGGGGATATCCCGCCAGGATGGCATCGACGTCTGAGTAGCCGGTTTCGGCGTGCGTCTTGGCACCTTCAAAGATCTTGCGGAGCGTATAGCTGTAGTCCGTGCCGGCGTTCTCGGAGTCGATCGCGTTATAGGGCACGCCCGCGGGGTTGTCGCAGGCGGCGGCATACTTGACCAAGAGTCCGACTGCCGCCTTAATGAGAAGCGGAGCCGTCGCATAGAGGCCCCAGGCCCCCGTGATCTCGACGTTCTGGAAGCCCGCTGGCCAACCGCACCCATTCGCACTCAGGCGCGAGAGAGAGCTGCGGCTAAACGGCCCCGGGATCACGTTCCCGATTGCGAGCATCGTTCCTGAGCCACTGATCCGAATGTCCTCGATTGCCTGAGTCTCAAACGAACTGTCGCAACGGAAGCGCACGCCGGAGACGGAGATGATCGGGTCCTGGATGTCCTGGACGGCCATACCCGAGCCGTCGAATACGCGCGCCTCGGTGATGGGCGTGAAGTATTGCCCCGTGATCTTCTCTGCCGTCGCCTGGGCCAGGGCGACGAGGACGGCGAGCTGGGCATCGGATAGCGTCGTCTCAGGCGGCAGGTAGGCCCTGACCTCAATAGGCGTGAGATAGCGCCCGACGCCGACGCCAGGGCCCGCCAGCGCTGGGAGGACGTAAAAGGTAAGCGTGAACTGCTTCTCGGTCGCCCCCGTGGTCGAGGTCGCAAACCAGCGGTCGTTGTAGAGCGCTACGGCCTGGGTAGCACTCACCGCCCAGTCGACGTGGTACATGCCGGTCGAGTCGCGGATGATCGACCCCTGGGGGAAGGTTTCGACGGTAGCACCCGCCTGGTCGAGAATCAGGACCTGACGTACCTGGACGGGGTCGAACAGCGTCCCCGAGCGGCGGAACTGCATCCGTAGCTGTACCGTTTGCCCCTGGGCCGCAAGCGCGCGCTCGACTGCCATCGCCTATCCCTCGTTTCCAGTGAAGGCCAGGTCGTCGGTGTCCTGGGCGATGTTGCCCATGATCGTGTCTCCCTGGTGGTCAGCCTTGGGCTCCTGCCACACGGCGTCGGCCACGGCCCCAGGCGAGGAGCCGCCGCCCGCCCCGTTCAGGGCCTCGCCCGTCGAGCCGAGGAGCAGATGGCCAGCCAGGATCTCGTCCCACACCTGGTCGGCGTTGGCGTTGGCGATCGCAGCATCTTGGGCCTCGACGTGGGAGCGCATCCGCCCGCCGTTGAGGGTAGCGGGCAGCCGCGTCTGGATATCGTTCGTATCCGCCAGAATGTCATCGATCGTGTTCTGAGCCTCACCTGTGGTCCCCGCAGCGACGTGCCCGGCAAGGGCCTCATCCCAAACCTCGTCAACTATCTGATCGATATCGGCTGCGGAGAGGGTTGCCGAGGCTGCTCCCTGGGGCACGATGGCGACGACCGATGTAGCGTCGGGCACCGTCACCCAGGCGGGGCTCACCGTCGCCACGCGCGTTGCCCCGACGTAAGTGGTGATCGTCCTCGACTGTCCGACGCCCGTGCCCCCGCTGATGAATAGGAGGGCGTTGTTGTAGAAACTGTCGATGGCCGAAGCCCCAGCCGGGAGGGTGATGGTCGAGGCAGCTCCGGCGGTTGCGGTGCCCGAGAACAGCGACTGCAACCGTTGGCCGAAGGTGCCGACGGTGGTGTGGCCGTTTTGTAGCTCGTTCCAAACGGCGTCCACGATCTCGTCCACCGCGTCGGTAGCAAGTGCGTCCGCATCAATGGCCCCCGTAGCAATGACCGCAGCCGTGATGACGCCAGCGTCCATCGCTTCCACATGCGAGCGCATCCGCCCTCCATTCAGCGTAGCGGGGAGGCGCGTCTGGATATCATCCGTATCGGCCTGGACGAGCGCCAGGGCGGCGGCCGTCGCCAACCCGGCCTGGATCTCCGTCACGGCGGACGCAGCGATAGCATCAGCGTCAATCGCATCAGTCGCTATAACTGCAGCTGTTATGACTCCAGCGTCCATCGCCTCGACGTGACTCCGCATCCTTCCGCCAACGAGGCTTGCCGGGAGACGGGTTTGGATATCGTCGGTGTCGGCCAAGATGTCGTCGATGGCATTTTGGGCAAAGCCAGTCGTCCCCGCTGCCACATGACCAGCAAGCGCCTCATCCCAAACCTCATCGACGATCTGATCGATGTCGGCCGCAGTCAGGCTATACCCCGTCTTGTCGCCAACTACCTGGGCGTTGGCATCCACGCGCCCCGAGATCAAAGCATTCGGCGTGACACCCAGCCACTGACCGATATCTGTTCTGGAGTTGGCGATGATTTCGTAGTTGTGGGTACCGACCGCAACTGTGGTCGCCGGGGCGAAGGTGATCGTGTCCGTTCCCGGAACGAATCCCGTAATGAGCCTCGTCTGCCCCATGAGGGTTCCCGAGGTGAACCGGATCGCGTCGCCCTTCCAATAGTCCGTATCAGCCTCGGTGCGGGCGGCATCCACCATCGTCGTCGTCGATCCCGAATCAGCGGTCCCATAGGCATCGGCCCTGGTCACAAAGTTGGCACCGACGGGGATGGCGCCCGTGGCCGTGAAGAGATAGCCAACATAGTCGGCGTCGGTATCGGCAGCCGATGGATCGAATCGGTACTGACCGTTGCCAAGTTCCGTGATCGTTCCCGTAGCCGCTGCCTGGGCGGCGGCGTCGAGTCCTCTTCTTGCCGTAACCGTGGCGCCGGTTAGAGCCCCGCCCGTGTTCACATCGACCAATGCAAAGAAAACTCTTTGCCCTGCTTGGTTACGGCGCAACATCATGCCACCTCGGGGGCGAATCCATCGCCCAGGTTCCGCGCTCCGCGGATTTTCCGGTCTTCACAGATCAAGCTGACGTAGTTCACGTCTAGCGCGCCTACCGTACCAACCACCAGCGATGCACCAATTTCGTCATTGGCCGCAAAGTAATCTGCATTGGTGATGTCCTCGAATCGGCCGGTGGTCAAGGCGGGGATAGTGACTACCGAGTTGCCGTTCGAACCGTTCTTCCGCAGACGGAAAATACTAGCTGTGACTGCCGCATTGGCCGTTGCCTGAATATGAAGAACAAAGGCTGTAAATGCAGTGTTTGCATCGACTGTTACCACGCTCTCCGTGGCCGAAACTCCCAGCTGACCGGCAATACTCAGGAAGTTGGTGCTTCCGGCCACTAGGGTTCTTGCCGTGACAGCGGCCACCTGAGCTTTGCGAGTGGTCGTCACCAATTCGACACCCATGCGGTAAACGATCGCACCGCCGCTGGTCCCGGTCGTTATCGAGTAGTTCACCAAGTCTTCATCGGCGATGGTGTCGGTATTGACGGTGTCCTCGAAGATCCCCGTGGCCCCGGAGCCTACGCTCACGCTTTGCGCCCCGTTTGCACCATTGATTCTCGTTCTGAAGGTCGTAGTCGTGGTGCGAGCATTCGACTCGATCACCACAAGCAGATTCTTGAACGAACCGGCAAGGTTCATCTTGATCTGGACCGCCGATTCCGTGGCGTTCAGATCCCCGATCCCGGTGATCCATGAATGCCGAGTCACGCTATCAGTCGAAAGCGATTGAGCAGGAGCGGTCACGTATCGGATGGCGGTATCGGTAGTCGCTGCCAGCAGAAAATAGAGAGATGAGTACGTGACAGTACCAGTGAATCCCGCGCGCGAACCCTCGAATGCAATTAGGTCTCCAGCTGCAACGGTATCTGTATTGACGACGTCCTCGAACTCTCCGGTAGCTCCCCCGGCGATAGAAAGAACCTGGTTGCCGTTGGCACCGTTCTTTCGGACCCGCATCGTTGTCGTACTTCCTGCGTCATTCGCTGTTACCCTCGCATAGAGATTGCTGGCCGTGCCGGCCGTTGCCCGATACGGTGTCTGCCGGTGGCTTTCCGTTGCCGACTGACTGGCGTCGCAAACACCGGCAACTGTATAGCGGAGCGCAGAGGTATTTAGAGCTGCGCCGACCGTGAATTGGAACTGGTTGATCCGCGCCATGATCTAATCCACCAACACCAAGCCGACTCCAAACCGCGCATCCAACAAAAGCACCAATGATCTCTTCTCCGCTTGAGTCAACGTGGGAACGTCGAGGTGAAGCGTCCGAGCGGCATCAAAGGACCAGCCCGGTTCCTTGCCACGCAAGAAGCGTCGAGACACGGCTCCGCTCTCGTCCGTGACCTCTTCCCCAATCCGCAGCACATTTCCAAGAACGATATCTAGCGTCGCATTCTTCCTTGAGTTCTCTGCTACCACGGCCGGATAAGCCAGCTCGTCAGTCAATGCCACATGTTCCGGGCAGCGAGTAACCGCCCGCTTGAACGTATGTCGCCGCGTCTCGGCAGGCTCATCCGTATCCCACTCGTACTCAAACACACAGCGGCATGTATCAGGAGACCACCGAGTCGTGTTCATCTCTCATCCCTCCCTTTATGCCACCGCTGAGAACTGTGGCTCTGCAATCGGACGTGGAGCCGAAACCGGCAGCCAGCGGCTGGTCCGCGCCCCAGGGCGCGACCAATTGCGCGGCGCCTCCAGCGGCCACGGGGGATGATTCCTGGTCACGAACTCGACCT